AAGTTTGCACTGTTAAAGTTCGCCACAGAACCCGTATGGGTCGGGCCTGCAACGGTTGCGCCGCTTACTTGCGTAGTAAACACACCGGAGCTGAAGTTAGCAGTTGTTCCGGTAACAGTTGCACCAGTAATGCTCGTGGTGAAGTTACCAGCAACAAAATTAGCAGTCGTACCAGTATGAGTTGGGCCTGCAACTGTTGCGCCGCTTACTTGAGTAGTGAATACTCCAGATTGAAAATTTGCTGTGGTTCCCGTGACGGTAGTTCCGGTGACGGTAGTAAAACCAGCTGTATTACCAGTAATGGTTACACCTGAAATGGTTCCGGTAGCAGTAACATTATTGAAATTTCCAGCAGCAAGACCAACAATGCCACTGACCGAGGTACTTGCGTCGGAACCGCCTGACGTATAGGTTATATTATCGACCTTTAAAGTTCCGTAAGCCATTCCTGTGTCCCGGTGTTTCCTACTTTCTAGTTTAAGTTAATTCTACCCAAGGACGTTCCAAAGCGAGCCGCTAGGTACGTCAACTGTGAAGCCTGATTGTATTTCAACAGGCCCTTGACTCAATCCATTATATCCAGAAGTCAAGCCAAAGTTCACATCAATAACAATCTTGCTTTGCATGATTGTTGTAATTGAGCTTCCACCCCCTCCACTCTGAACAACCCAAGAGGTACTTCCATCTCCATTCGTTGAAAGGACAAAACCTGCAGTACCAACAGTTGTTGGGAAGGAAAACAAGCCGCGAGGGCGTACATCACCTGAACCGCTAACAAACACGGCTCCGCCTGCTCGGAAGACTGCGCCAGAAACTTGATCTGTGAAAACACCAGACGCAAAGTTGGCAGTGGTTCCGGTAATGGTAGTTCCGGTAACGGTAGTAAAACCACCTGTGTTTCCAGTAATTGCATTACCAGAAATTTGAGTAGTGAAGACACCAGAACTAAAGTTAGCTGTAACTCCAGTTACCGTGGTACCAGTTACAGTCGTGAAGCCGGCGGTATTACCAGTCAGGGTGCCTGCCTGGATCAAATTACCAGTTACAGTTGCACCGCTGATTTGAGTAGTAAAAACACCCGATACAAAGTTGGCGGTTGTCCCAGTTACCGTTGCTCCGGTAATTGTGGTAAAACCAGCGGTATTTCCTGTAAGCGTTCCAAATTGACCAGCATTTCCGGTAATAACAGCTCCACTAAGCTGAGTTGTAAAGACGCCAGATTGCGCATTTACGGTTGTACCGGTAATGGTTGTACCAGTAACAGTGGTAAATCCGGCCGTATTGCCGGTAATTGCATTTCCAGAAATCTGAGTGGTGAAGACGCCAGAACTAAAATTGGCAGTCGTACCAGTAACCGTAGTTCCAGTAACTGTGGTAAATCCTGCTGTATTGCCCGTTAAGGTTCCGGCTTGAATCAGGTTTCCGGTAACCGTTGAGCCACTAATCTGAGTGGTGAAAACTCCAGAGCTAAAGTTTGCGGTAGTGCCGGTAACTGTAGTTCCAGTGACAGTGGTGAATCCAGCAGTATTACCTGTCAAAGTGCCAAATCGGCCTGCGTCACCAGTGATGACTGCACCACTAATTTGGGTGGTGAAAACGCCGGATTGAGCATTGACTGTAGTTCCGGTAATGGTGGTACCTGTCAGGGTTGTGAATCCTGCGGTATTGCCAGTTAGCGTTCCAAATTGACCCGCATCACCGGTAATGGTGGCTCCAGAGATTCGAGTGGTGAATACACCAGAACTGAAGTTGGCGGTCGTACCTGTAACGGTCGTGCCAGTGACGGTCGTAAATCCAGCTGTGTTTCCTGTCAGTGTGTTGAATCGACCACTGTCACCGGTAATGACAGCACCGCTGATTTGTGTTGTAAAAACACCCGAGCTGAAGTTTGCGGTAGTGCCGGTGACTGTCGTTCCAGTCAAAGTTGTAAAACCACCGGCAATGCCAGTGATGTTTGTACCTTGAATTAGATTTCCGGTAACGGTTGCACCACTGACCTGGCTAGTAAATACTCCAGAAATTCCGGTGATTTGAGTGAACTGACCAGTTGTTCCAGTAATGGTGGTGCCGCTGAGGGTTCCTGTGATACGAACACCAGAAGCAAACGTACCCGATCCAAGAACGGCAAGATCGCCACTGACGGTCAGGTTGCCCTGAACGGTATGACCGCTGGTGACTAAGGTCTGGAAGTTACCGGTCGTTGCATTAACCGTATTGCCAGTAATAACAAGACCAGAAACTTGGCTGGTAAAGACACCAGAAATTCCCGTGATCTGAGTAAATTGAGCTGTTGTACCGGTAAAAGTGACGCCAGAAACGGTACCAGTGGTAACAGTTAGTCCAGAACCAATTGTTGCGGTTTGGTCAACAGTTAAAGTTCCACTGGTTGCAATATTGCCTGTAACCGTAATGTTTTGACGGACGATACCAGTCGTAAACGTTGCGGTGATTGCATTTAAAGTTGTAAAGTTACCAACGTCTCCGGTAACAGTTGCGCCACTGACTTGATCAGTGAATACACCACTGATTCCAGTGATACGCGTGACCCGAACCGTATCGCCAGTAATGACAGCACCGGATACCTGACTGGTGAATACACCACTGATACCAGTAATCTGAGTGAACTGACCATTGATACCAGTGATTGTGGTTCCTTGAATCGTGTTGCCAGTGATCGTTGACCCAGAAAGTTGGCTGGTGAAGACGCCGCTAATACCGGTGAGTTGAGTAAAGCGACCGGTGTCACCTGTAATAACAGCACCAGAGAGTTGAGAAGTAAAAACTCCGCTGATCCCAGTTAGTTGTGTAAAACGACCAGTATTGCCGGTGATAACAGCACCACTGAGTTGACTGGTGAACACTCCGGAAATTCCGGTGAGTTGGGTTACGAGAACCGTATCGCCAGTAATTGTGGCTCCAGAGAGCTGGCTGGTAAAGGTACCTGAAACACCAGTGACCGTACTAAAACGACCATTAACACCAGTAACAGTCGTTCCTTGGACGGTATCTCCAGTAATTACGGCTCCAGAGAGTTGGCTGGTGAAGACACCAGAAATTCCGGTAAGAGTCGCAAAACGCCCTGCATCACCAGTGACAACTGCACCAGAAACAGAAGTGGTGCCAACAATTCCAGAGCCGGTAATGTTTGTGAACTGGGCGTTGGTTCCGGTAATCGTTGTGCCACTGAGTGTGCCAGTGACGCGAACGTTGGATTGAAATGATGCAACACCAGTTACGCTGAGGGTGTTGCCAACATTTAATCCATTATTGATATTGGCGTTCTCAGTAATCGTCTGCTGGAACACGCCACTGGTGGTCCGCAGGTTATTACCGGTAATGGTGGCGCCAGACAGCTGAGATGCAAACGTGCCACTGATACCTGTGACAGTGGTGAAATTTGCAGAGTTACCAGTAATCGTGTTGCCGCTGATATTGCCGCTGACCGTCAGGTTTCCCTGGACAACAGCATTAATGAATGTGACACCACTGGTAACAGTTAAGTTTTCTAGCGTGGTGTTACCAGAGACAACTAAACCGCTTTGAATCGTGCCGCTACCTTGAACGGTAATGCTGCCACTGATAGTTCCCCCAGTGCGGGGAAGGTAATAAATATTGAGGTATGTCTTGGTGCCAGATATCGTGAGCTTTTTATTTTTAATTGCAGGGTCAACTTCGCCGGTATCAACGACCGTAAACAGGTCGTTATCGGCTAAGTCAATACCCGCAAGTTCCTGTAGCTCGGATATCCGTCTGTTAGCCACCTATTAAATCACATAAACCCTATGAAATGAATTATAGTCGCAGTGTGTTCAACCTCACCGGGCTTTAATTTCAATCCTGGGAAGGTGGTTGGATACAAAATTCCAGCCAACTTGAATGCCTGAAACTAAACCACAGGCAATTGCAAAAACCACAATTAATTCGGCAACCGTTAGGTTCCGGCGCACATACACAATTTGAGGCTGGAGATTTGGAATCTGAAACCTGGCTGGAACCTCTGGTTGTCCAATGGGATACTCCTCTTGTTCTTGAGCTGCAGCCTGCTGTTGAAGAATTGTCATCCGAATGGCTTCTTCCCGAGCACGAGCTTTCATCTGCTCAAGAATTTCAGGGGTTATCCCGGCTGGGATTTGAGGATTCTTCAGTTCCGAAAACTGAGGAGGAACACTGGAAGGAACCTGATCTTCCATGGTGATGCAAAAAGTTTTCCCACACCCTAGCATCTAAACAAAACGTTTGACACAATGGCAACATTTGGAATCCGTAAGGGTTTAGAAGACATTGCCCATGAACTAAAGGGTGTGCGAAACATCCTGGCTTCCATGTGGCATAGCCGGTATCAAACGCAAGAAACAGACCGTATGAATCCGCAGGCTTTTGCGGATGAATACATTTCTACTGAAGAGTGCGCCAGGCGTTTATCAGTCTCGGATCAAACAATCAGGAATTGGATTGCCATTGGCAGAAAACAGCCTGATAAAGGTTGGGTCGAGGGCTTGCATTACGTGAATGTTGCACCAGATCCCAGTAAGAAGGCCGTGATCCGAGTTCCTTGGAATTATCTGGTGATGTCCTTTTCAAAAAATAAAGAAATTAATCTGTCTGACTTCTATGGAAGGAAGTACCAGACAACCCAGGAGATGCTTGAATGATTCCAAATCGTTTCCAGGGATTAGACCTCTTTTCCGTCACAGTTGAGAACTGTTCTCAAGTACTTCCTGAATCCTTGTTCCGGCAGGTGGAAGATTTTTTGCCACCTTCTGGATCTTTTGATGATGGGTGTCTTCGACGGTATTTAGAGAACGTACGAAACTACGAAGAAGAAGATGCCAATTCTGGCATGACGCTGGCCAATAGGCTTCGGTTAGCATTTGTTGACATGAAACCCGACACAATTTGTGGCAAGTTCCCCCAGGCAGAGCTGCCCCTTAAGCGTCGGCTTCGTTGTGTGGCCGAATATCTAATTCGTTCGGGAGAGTTTGACAAACTACGGGACGAAAACGGTAAGCTTGTTAAGAAACGCGGCAACCTTGGCAAGTTGGTTGTCATCTATAAGCCGCTCCCTAAACTCCTAGAGTCCCTTGTTCGCCAGGGGTTGATTGCTCATGAACCGCCGCGAGAAGCTGATTCACTCTGCATTGCAAGGTGACGTAGACGAAAGCAAAGCCAAGATGCTCAACCAAACGGTTGATTTCATTTTGGGAGATATGGGTGAAATGTACTATCGCTTCTGGCAAGCAGAAGGTCCTGGAGTGATGTGCTTCCAGCCCAAACAAGAACGCGGGGTGGTTTACATGACCCTTGAAGAGCTAAATAGTGCAAAAGAGTCGTTTGAACGAGACAACAACCACGATTTAGTGGAAACGTTTCGCCGGATTTTGGAAGCCGCTCAAAAGATTGATCCAGAAGAAAAGGCTGGTTACATCATCAATGATGATGAAGGCATTCGCTATTTGGAAATTGACTATAACAAGGTGGTTGACGCAGCATGACCGTACGTCGCGTCACTGGTCGAAGGGAAGATCTAGAACTCATCACTCCTACTGAATTGGTGCAGGCCGCCAATCTGGTGATGGGAGGTATCAACCTTGATCCGGCCAGTTCAAAAGTTGCCCAAGAATACGTGCAGGCCGATGAATTCTTTGGGCCGCAACAGGATGGGTTAAATATGCAGCAATGGTTTGGGAAGGTTTACCTTTTTCCTCCCAGTGGCTGCTATTACTTTGACAAAAGGCTGGATAAATGGAAGATGACTAGGGCCTCGTCTCCAACCCTGGTATCATCTCACGCTGTTTGGTTCCGAACCCTGTACAAGAAGTGGTTGGCGAACGAAATAGAACAAGCAATCTATTTCACCAACTGCCCTGACATGATTCGTTACGAACAAAAAATCTTTGATTTTCCAATTTGTTTCTTGCGTACAGTACCCCGGTTAATTAAGCATACCAGTGAGGGAATTGGCGAGCATAAGACTTGCAGTTCATTCGTGGTGTATCTACAGCCACAAAGAAGATCGTCCGAAGCAACTTTGAAATTCATTGAAACATACGAGCAATTTGGTCGCGTTATCTATTGAATTCGGTATAGTTAAAGACGATTACTGGGATCTATGGGAATCCTTTGCGACGCCGAAATCAAGACCTTTGCTCTGGAACAAGGGATGATTGAACCGTTTACCGATCATCTGGTAAATGAAGAAGATGGACGCCGCATTTTGAGCTATGGGCTTAGCTCCTACGGCTATGACATTCGGCTATCGCCTAAGCAATGCTTAATTTTTGGTCGTATCCAAGAGGGTGTATCCGATCCCAAGGACTTCAACCCAAAGATTCTGTCAGATTCTGAGCTGCTAGAGGACGAGAAAGGTCAATACTTCCTGCTTCCTCCCTACGGTTACTGCCTGGCAGTTGCAGAAGAACGGCTCAAACTGCCCAAAGATGTCACTGTGATTGCCATGGGCAAAAGCAGCTATGCACGCTCGGGTATTATTGCCAACATCACCCCGGCGGAGGCTGGCTGGGAGGGCTACCTAACCCTAGAAATCAGTAACGCCACCGGCCAGTTCAACCGCATCTATGCCAACGAGGGCATCATTCAGCTGTTGTTTTTGCGTGGTACTCCCTGTGAGGTTTCCTACCAGGACCGGAAAGGCAAGTACCAAAATCAAGCGCAAGAAGTCGTTTACTCCAAGGCTTGAGCATGGATCGCGTCAACCTTGAGCAGAGAATTGATATTCTCGAAATCCTGGAAAAACAGGTTGTATTTCTGGAGAATGAGGAATTGTCCTCTGCTCTAGTTGGCTTTCGCTCAGAAAACACTCAATGGATTTTGAATATGATTCAAGATATGTTGGGCCAGCTCCAGGAAGCACTGGATGCTGAAGACTTCAGCCAAAATTGGCACTAGCCGAAACCGTAGAATTTACCTGAATTAGGTTGTGGTTTCTTGGCGTACCCAATGCTGCCCACCTTGCCGTATTCATCGCCAAGGCTGGGAACTTCTACACCACCGATGACAGCTTCTGAACGAGGAACTTCTCCTCGAATGTTCGGTTCGTCAATCGATGCTTTCTGCCGAAACTTATTGGCAGTCTTGGCGGCAGTAATGAATTTTTTAATGCGTCCTTGGTCGTCGTTAATTGATTCAATATCTGGACGCTCGTCTGCCTCAACCCGACGTAAGTCCGTATCGTAAGTACGTTCGGGATGAAGATCATTAACTTCAGACCCAGAGCTACCGGAATCTTGCTGAGGATCGTATTGCAGGCGACCACGAAAACCAACCCGTGGGTCAACGGGCTCGTTTTCTTTGCCTAGGCGTGGGTTATAGAATCTTGGCATAGTATCATTGTAAGAGGGGTAACTTAAGTATTGAATACAATGCACAACGCAGCAGCCTTCTTAGATGCGTTCGTACAAGACGAAGTGAAGTGTCGGTGTTTATCAGAAGAGGATTTTGAGCAACCTCTCGATAACCGAGAAAATGATGTACCATTACAAGATATGTACAACCGTGGGTTGGTTGCATGTCAAGAAGGGAACGAGAGACTGAACCTGTCATTGGCGGAGGGTCGCCGTCCGGGTCTGACGGGGTACATACCCTCGGCGGAGGAAGCAATGGAAATGGGTGCCAAGCCGATGCCAAAGGCCCTGGTGCTCCAGCTGGATTCTCCTTCGGAGGAGATGAAGGAAATGTCAGCAAAACGTCGTGGTTTGCGCCGGTAGAAAGCTCGGCTTCTCCCGATATTTTGGATTTTGGTGATTGCAAGGACGGTATTTGCCCGGTACCCTGGGCAAGTCCTGACAACCCTGTGTTTACGATCCAGGGCCGTCCTACTTTGTTAGAAGATAACGTCAATCACCCGACGCATTACACCGATGGCGGGATCGAATGTATCGAAGCCATCGAAGCCCAATTAACCCCAGAAGAGTTTCGCGGGTACCTAAAGGGAAACATCGCCAAGTATGTTTGGCGTGAGAAGCATAAAGGCGGGACAGAATCACTGAAGAAGGCACAGTGGTATCTCAATCGTTTAATTAATCTGGACGAAATCTAAAAGGGTTGAGGCTCTTCTTCGTCTTCGTCGCCGTCTTCGTAAAACGCGCAGGCGGCGGCAAGTTCTTCTAATTCGATATCAGTTGGAACATCAAAGTCCAGCTGGATGTTTTCATCTGCCAGAATTTCTTTGACAGCTTGCCATTCCATCAAACGCTGATGGTATAGGTTAAGCAATGCAGCATACAGCTCATCCCAGGTCATTTCCCTGGCAACCATCTCAGCTTTTCGCATGGAGAATTGGAGTTCCAGGGGTAACTCAAACTCCCGTGGTTCTACTGATCTCTCCATTGCGTTTTCCATGGCTTCGATGAAACTATTTTAAGGCTAGCTGGCAAATACCGATTCAACTTGGTCAATTCCAGCAATTCCCCAGGGATCCTCATTAATGGCAAATGCATTAGCAAATTCAGCTAACACATATGGATTGATATTGTCTTCCAGCTGGCGGATGGCGCGGACTTGATGAGGAGCGGCAGTGTAGTTCCGGAATGCTTTCATCAACACCTCTGTGGAGCACCAGGGGGTGTCCTCCATTTCTCGCAACAACAGTTCGACTTCTTCCCTGCGCCGATCAATCAAGCCGCCAATGACTCTATGGTTTTCGTCAAAGATCCAATGGGTAATTTCTTCTGCAACACCAGCCCAGTCATCATGGTTGATGCAGTCAACAACGGTGCTGTAAAGGAAGGGCTTCCATCCAATCGAATGAATGAAAGAAATTAAAGCTTGCTCAGTGTATCCGGTCAGTTGAATATCTAAATCTGACAACAAGCCACGAATTGCTTTTGCTTCACAAAACAAGTATTCCAGGGCTTTCTCCTTGGTGCACCACTGCCCCTTTTTGACGGGAGAACCATCTGGATAAAACTGGGTACCGTAACCAATGGTGTAAGTACCGTCTTCGTCTGACGGGAAAGCTTTTTCGCTAAAACCTTCGTATTTACGAATTAAAGCAACAGCTTCCCGCAAATCAGACATGGGAGTACAACAAGTACTCCCATATTACACATATAAAAATACAGTTGTTATTTTCCTTGGCCACGCATCTTTTTACGTCCATGATTCGGACGTGAATTCATACCCTGGCCTTGACGAGTTTTCTTGGGCTTGGACTCAAGTTTGATGGATGAAGCTGATTTGGGCTTTGCCATGACAGAAGTGAAGTGGCGTCACCACTTTACCTTGTGTGACCAGTATCTGGCAGACATGATGTCGGGATGCGGATCTTGCGCGTTGTGTCTTGCATAATATGAACGTTTTCTTGCTTTTTCCTTTTCTGTGGTGGGATGTTTACCGGCGCCTTCTACTCCTTGTTGGCCAAAACGGATAATTTTTTCTTCACCTCCTTTGCAGGCCTTAACCACATGTGATTTGGTTGGATGACCAGGCGTACGGCGTGGCTTGTTACACGCCATCTTGTCTTTAGCAATCTTGGCCGCTGCAGCAGCTTTTTTTCGTTTATCTGACATCAGAGGCCCTTAAATAAAGAAGTAAACTCACCCAAGAAAGATTGACCAGCAGAAGATTTAGTCGTTTTAGTTGTTGACGGTTCCTCTGTATCCTCTTGTCCCAGTTTAAGATACTGTGTATAAAAGTCCTTGGCGTTTTGCTGGGCAGTGGTTTTATCCGTAGTTGTTTGATCTTCAGGGAAGAATCCTTCCAGAGTGCTCATTGCTGCAAACGGATCTTTAAGATTAATTTTGTTGTACTGAAGGCCTGTATCAGAAGCCGCCTTGGTTAACAATGCTTGTTCGCTTCTATCAATATCAGGGAACATATTTTCATAGAACTGATCTTCCGTGCCTTTATAACCGGCTTTTTGGAACACTGCATATAGTTGAGTTGTAGGCTTGGGAGTACCTTCTTTAATATCCTCTGCCTTGGGAATATATGTAATACCCAAGATTTCCTGAGTTGGCTTTTCTCGTTTTTCGTTGAGGAACTTAATTTGCTCGCGAATTTGAGTAGCTGATCCGCCCTGAAGCGTTTCAATAATATATTGTTTGAGTTCATCAAACGTGCCAGTAAAATCCTTTAAGCCAAACCGTTGGAGCACTTCGTTCCATGCATCTGGTGTTTTGGCTGGATCCAAGCCGCGCAACATCTCATCGGCAAATTCTTCTGGGGTAATAAAACTACCAAACACAACCTCGGCTTTATCTGCTTCTTTTTGAAGCAGTGGCATCACGTTCAACGAAATATAATCTTGAACCTTACTGGCATTAGTAATGTCGTCAGCAGCGTCATATCCTTTACCTTGTCCTTTAACTTCAAAGTGCATCCGTGCAAACGCGGCCTTGTTATTTACATCAATACCAAAGCGGTAAACCTGAGATGCCCAATAGGGATCACCAGATTTTGCTAACTCCCAATCTCTTTCAACCGTTGCTTTTTGGTCCGCATATTGTTTTGCTCGGCTACGATCGCCTGTCGGGTTAAAGTAGAAATTTGGATCAAAAGAACGCGGCCCTTGTTGTTTAACTTGATCTAAGTACGCCTGGCTCTGAAGCTGACCCAACTTCTTCAAGGATGCATCAATATCGGTAAGTTCAAATGGGTTGCGTTCGCTTTGACGAATATCAAGGTATTCCGTAAATTCATCCATGGATTTGGATGTATTAAAACGAGGAATTAAATATTCATCAATGTAATTCCTGGCAAACTGAGCTTCGACATTCATCATTTCAGTTTGAGTGCCAGTGCTATAAGCCAGCGCTAAACTTCTATTTTTGGCGGCGTCAAGAGTTTTGATGTCTGCTTCCAGGCGTGAGTTAATTGGTTGCAGCGTTAGCTTGGCACTGTCTCCTGGATCACCTTGGATCGCCGTAAGAATAGTCTGGCCTTCTTGTCCTTGCTTACCCAAAAATTCAATCAAGGCTTCTGTAGAGTCAAAACCAGCGTCTTTTAAAAAATTGGCGTCAAATTTGTTTGTATTGGAATCAAATACTTTTTTACCTGTATCCAAGAAAGCATTAATAACATCTCGTTTTTCTTCCAATGGTTCAAACATGGAATAATCAATGCCATATTTTTCTTTAATAGATTTATCGAACCACTGCTGCCAGTTGTAAACAACGTTGTTCTGCATACCAGTTAATCCCTGGAGCGAGTTCAACAAGCTTTCTTCTGCTTTGTTTCCAGAAGTAAAAGACAGCATGGCGCCAACACCACTGTCTCCCAGGATGTCATTACTTAACTGTTTATTGATATCCACGACTTCAGTAAAGCCGCTAAAGCTACGGAAGAAACTGAGCATTTGTTCACGCCCTTTTTGTTTCTTCATTTCAGCAATAGCATCCTTAAGAACCGTTTGATTTAAAGCAGCAAATTTTTTCACATCAACAGTTTTTTTTGTGTTGATGGCAGTGTTAATAGCGTCTTCTAATTCAGTGATGCCGCTACCAGCATTCACGTTATAACTCAAAGCAATCTGTTTGTCTTCTGGCCGCTCCGATAAACGGAAAAGCACAGCAAATTCTTCGGGTTTGGTGACATCTAAATATTTTTCTTTAGCAAGTTGTTTCCAGTAGGTATCCCCTTGGCGAGCTTTTGTCCACTCGTTAGAAACTTCAGGGATATTCAATAAACGTTGTGTAATGGTGTCCGAGTCAACGCCAAGTTGAAGATCTCGAATATCTTGGATTTCTTTATCGGTTAATGCTTTTTCCGTGTACGCATTTGCTTGCTTTGTATCTTCTGCTTTATTACCACGCAAACCCTGTGCTTTACCAACGTTGGTATAGTGCTGCCAGTAGTAATTATTTTCGCCATATCGCTCTGTAATATCAATATCATCAATGGCTACAGCTTTATTCCAAGCTTCTGTGACGGTTGGGTTTTGCTCTTTGTAATAAGCAGGATCAAACGTGCCGTAAGGCGGTTGAGCCCCAAGTTTTTCTGCGTCCCAGGGTACAAGTTTTTCGGTTTGATAGAAGAGTTTAAACTCTGATTTAATGTTGTCAACAACCTGTTTTGCATCCGCTGGACTCATTCCAGCTTGTACCAGGGAGTCATATGTGATCTGGTCGCGTTGAGCAACGTAATCACCCCCTTTGGTAGTGGAAGCAACTGAAACAGTTTTGTTGTACAGCTGATTAACAGCAGTATTTTGTCTATTTAATGCAGCATTTTCTTCATTAAAGGTTCGATTTTTATTGTTTAATTCTGCAGCTTGCGTATTAAGTTGTTGGTTTTGATTATTGATTGAAGTATTGGTTGCATTTGTATTTGCGTTATCGCGATTGAGACGCATATTCGTCTCACGAACGGCCTGAATACGTTCGTTTTCAGCTGAATTTTTTAAATTAGTCTCGTAGTTAATGGTATTTTGTTGTGCATTATTGATATTTGCCTGAGCATTACTTGCGTTTAATTGAGCGTTAGTAGCATTTTGACGTGCGTTAGCCTCATTTGTTGCACGGTTAGCAGCGTTTTGTTGACGCGCTTGATTATTTGCATTGATATTTGCCTGAATATTTACATACGAGACAAAACCGCGTCCGCTATAAACAGCTTTTCTTTCTGGAAGACCGTCAAAATAATCAGTTTTTAAATTTGTAGGAAGATTAGTAGGATAGTCAGTTTTAAGCGTAGTAGGTAAATCAACCGGTAAATTAGTGGGAAGAAAGTCTGGTATTGGATAATCTGTTTTAAGGTTAGTGGGATAATTTGTAGGACGTGTTGTTAAGTAATCTGTTTTGTAATTCGTTTTGTAATCAGTTTTTTCTTGAGCAATGTACCAACCTTGGTCTGTAGCGTCATAAAATACTCCACCTGGCTCGGCCCGTGTGAAATCATATTGATCAACAATATCTAAAGGAATAACTCCTGGAGCATTAAATCCACCTGTTACCGGAAAAGTTCCCCAAGTAGGAGCTGATTGTTGCGAGGATTCCAGGGCAACTTGGTTGGCTACGGTGTCATATAAGCCGCCACCGCCTTTTACGTTTTGCAGTTGCAAGCGATCTGGATTGGCATTCATCCAATCAAGAATTTGCTTGTTGGTATAACCTTGCTTTAACGCTTCTTGATAATCAGCGCCACCAAAGTAAAAAGGACTTGCACCGTACTCGGTTGAAATTGGCATCAGATTAAATAATCAGCGTTAGATATCAAGCAACACTAAGATCTTTAAACAGATCCAAGACCTCTTGGGTCATCCAAAACTTGATTTTTTCCATCCTAGCCTGACTGAAAAATTCCTGCTGTGAATACCAAGATTCAACCTCATTGCTGGCTTTAGTACTATTGCAGCGCCTGCAGGCAGGAACCAAATTGTTTCGATTACTGGAACCGGATTTAAATCGTGGAACAATATGGTCGAGACTCGTGGCAGTATCTTCACAATAAGCGCATTTGTAATCCCAGGTTTTATAAATGTCTTCTCTAAATCGTTTTTTCGCTAACTTTGGAGTGATTTCAACAAGCAGTGCGAGGGGCGCGTGCTCGTCTGCAAACATACTCTTTAGTTGCCGTTACCTTATTTTAATTTCGCCTCATTTGTATAGAACCACAACTAAATTCCAAAAAATCTGTTAAAACCCTTGACTTGGCTGTCCGGCTCGATACCGTACGAAAGTCCGCGTTTTTTTGCGCCATGTCCAAAGCCAACGGATGGGTCTCTGTCAAGCAAGCAGAAGAACTCCTTGGTATTGACCGCAAGATCCTCTTCAAGTACCGCGATGACGGTACTCTGAAGTTAGGCCCACATTTTGCGGCTTTCCCTGAAACTCGTTCCCGTGACAGCTACCGTTGGAACGTAAAAGCCGTTAAAAAGCACCTGCAAAAGAAGGAGCTGATGACTGCTGTTTCTTGAAAGAACGAGAATAGTTTTTTCGGATTCGGTAAGCCAAGAGCAGATCAGTGACGTTCAATCGAACTTCCTGATAGGCAATAGACCGGTAGAAGGACAAGGAGAGTGGTTCCCAGCGGTCCTGCATTTCGCGGGACCGTTTTTCTTTGAGACCAAAAAGCAAAACCCACTGTGGGTGCAGCGGGCGAACAGTTCGTTTTTTACCAGGGATGCTGATGGAATTATCAGCTTGCCACTCAAACCCGTATAGCTCATCAGGCTTTAGGCCATATGTGGCCACCATGCCATAAAGCCAGGCTACGTCTTTGGTTTTACGGTGAGAAGCCAGCTGGAAGTACTCATCTACAATCCGCTGGTCTACAGGCGGTGCTTGAGACATGACTGAGATGAACTGGATAACCCGACCATAAACAGTGGGGTAACCAGGACGCAAGGGCTAAAGGATTTCTTAATTAGTCCGGTAGGACTAATATAAGTATACATTATGAACAAATGTATTACAATTCGGGACCGATTCCGTTCACGTATCCCGACCACGCAAGACCAATTGCTTCAATAGTAGAGATCTCACCCGAAGCATAAGGAAGGTGAACAACATCCCCAGCGTGATACACAGTGGGACGACCATTAAGTTGAATGTCGCTAAATCCGTATTTTCTGACATCATCTTGCTCTGTTGAATATACAAAAGAGCTTTCGACAACGTCTCCGAAGTTTGGTGTAGTCATGTTGATGGCATCTGGCCAAGAGAGGGTTTGTAAGCGGTTCCATTTTTGTCATACATGGTAAATCCTTGCATAACAACAAAGTTAGCCGGAATATTAAACAGTTTCTGCATCATTGGCATCATCATGGGCGATTGACAATTGTAAGGAGGAACGTCCATCATTGCCAGCGATCTACGGGCCATGTTAAAAGCAATTGCCTCTTTTTGTTCATTTTCAGTATCTGCAACTAACTTTTGCTCCCACCCGGCCATGCTTCCTTCTTCTACTGGAAAATCAGAAGGCTCAGGTGGGAAATTACCTTCCATGTATTTCATGGCGTAGATGTGTTTGCAATAACGCATTTCATCTAACAAAGGAGTCCAAAAGTCTGTAATTGACGTAATTGTATTATTGCTGGAACTATAGTCTTCATAAATAGGCATCCCTTCTGCCCTAGATCCCGGAATGGCTGGATCGCTAGTGCTTCTTAAATAAGTTGCGCCAAATTCACGAAAGACCCCTGGAAAATCACGGGTAGCATTTTGGTCGACAGAAGAAGTTGTATTAACTTCTGGTGGAACTGTATATCGACTTGAAGGCGCAACAATATCCATTTTTCGATTAACCCTGGCATTGGTCATTGCACTGTTATCTAGGGTTCCGTTTAATTTTGTGCGTTCAAAGCGACCAGGTTTAATTGATGCAACACTAGAACGCGGGAATATCTTTTTAGTCCCTTCACCAAGGGTATTCATGAAAGAATAATCCCTATGATTAAAGTCTTGACAAGAGCAGCAATAACGAGCGCCTGTGATTAAATAACGACCAACAATTGGAGCCCTGGTTGCAGGAGTAATTAAATCTCTGTCGGGAGTCGCCTCGACAGAACCTGCTTTGCGAAGTTTAAGGATTCCTGTAAACGGATAAGTTTCTACCAACACAGCTTGTGTATAGCCATAACGTTTTTGCGTGTTGGGATCAATACTGTTCCTGGTAATTGGTGGATCACCAACGTTAATAACTCGATCCTCTAAAATTTCTCCATTAATTGAACGAAGTCCACTTGGTGATCCAGGTAGAGGGACATAAAACGGAGGCGGCAGAGGATTACTTGCGCTCCAGTTTCCAGCAAGTTTTACATACCAATATTCAGTGTCTTCTGTTACCGACTCAATGTATAACCGTTGACCACTAGAAGGGTCTTTTAAGTTATCACAACGCAAAGATCCTGCAAGACGAGTTCCAGCCCAATGCATACCGAATTCTTTGTTTTTGGTTGGAAAGCCTACAAAAACTCCGGGAATGGTTGGTTGAACATTGGCAACAGAGCTTGGAGTGCCAACTGGAACTGGAATAACATAACTAAAAGAGTATTCGTATGAGTTGTCATAAGTAGAAGCAGTGGCTAGTTCATAGCCACGACGCCATCTAGACCAGGCTGATTCCCTGTTAATTGCACTTAAGGAATCTGGAACAGATCCTTTAGAGAATTCAGTTGTAATTGGGCGGAGACGAAACGGATCCGTATCAAAGGATTTGGTAAACGTCCCAAAAGCATCGCCGCCTTTAGGCGCCATGGCTTAGAAGAATCCGCCTTGTGCGTAAATATGAGCACCTGGCGTATAGCCAGATACGTTGGGACCATCAGCAAACACACCAACGTAAATGCGATCACCGCGTTCCAGATAAATGCCACGGTTCCGAAGCGGAGTGCCGTTGCTTAATGCCGTAGTATCCCCAGCGGACACAGTAGGTGCTGCAAGCTGTGGCATCACATCTGAGCAATCAACTTGCTGCGTATTTGCCGGAACCTGCTTGGCAAACAAAACCTTGTAGTCACCGGAAGCCGGAATTGGAGTGGTTGTGCCGCGTGTTTGGTAAAAGACAAAGGTCACCTCTGGTTGATACCCATAACGGACACCGTTGTAAAGGAAACCAGTTGAGGTGCCACCAGAATACTGAAGGCTCGTGTTAATACCAGTTAACGTAGTTGCACCGGTATAGGTGTAATAACCAAAACCGTTAGAGGATGGTGTACCAAGGACACCTGTGTTGAAGATCAGAACAACCTGGCCACTGGTGAGGGAGATCACCGTGCCGGAGGTGCCACTTGAAACAACGTAATCAGCGTCGCGATAATAGTCATTACGAACAATGGTGATTGAATCAATCACACCGCCGTTGTTATTGTCCTGTTCTTGAGCCGCATCCATGTCCACAAGGATGGATGGAGCTTGACCACCTTGGACAAAGATCGTGTTGCCAGCCTGGCTACCAACGGTTTGAGTCGTGACGCGCACGGAATCAAACAGAGGACGATCAACCAGAAGTGGTTGTTTGTTCGTTGAAGTACTGGACACGTCTTTGCTTTACCTTTTTTCTCATTATAAAGGACTGTTACGCCCTTGGAGTTAAACCAAATTCTGTCATGAATGACATGTAATCAGTAAACCCCTTTGGATACTTAACAGTTTCCGTGAACAAGCTTTCAGGGTTCCGTTGAAGATTTAAGAACCGTTGAAAAGATTCACTATCCATTGTGGTTTGAGTGTCAGGGACAAACCGAAAACGATTTGCCCCAAACACTGCCCGGTAGTATTCACCCGGAGTGTATTTATCAGAGTAACTGCCGTATGCCATTAGTACAGACCCTCTAACGGATTAATGCCCAGCGTCCCTAAAACACTGGAGGTTGGAGTAATTGCTTGACGCATTAAACCTTCCATCAACCCAGATTTAATCGTATCCAGCAACGAAGTTGCTTTTCGTTTCCTTAAAGCTGTTGTCAGTGCTTCCGTTGAAATCTCTGGACCAGAGGCAACCATTTGACCAGTGGGCTGACCAGGGGTAGGAGCAGAGCCGTAATACTGCTGAAGCTGAGAAAGAGATTTGACCGGTTGGCCGTAATAACTCCGTCCAGATTCAGTAGGAAAAGATGCCCACTCTGGCGCCAGGGCAGCGGCAACACGGCTGCTCAGACCTTCTTTTTGAAGGGTGGATAAACCACCAATGTCCATCAGACGATTGCGTGCCAACGCAAGAGCAGCCAGATCTTGTTCAGCTGGTCCAAACTTCTTTAAGCCAAGGCGGGAGGCTTGGGTTTGCCAAGTTCCAGGGAGAAACTGATAGGCACCTGCTGCAGCACTGGAGTAACCACCACTGTTGATGACCCGATCAGGATGACGGCTTAAATCCGAAAACGTTCCGCCCCCAAACATGGTTTGGTAACCTTTGGGGCCGGCGGTACCTTCTGCAAACCGAATAGTCTTCAGAAGTTTTTGACCCGCAGGACTTTGGCGGAATTGCTCTAAGAATTGCCGTTCGTTCATTGGACGCCTTTCCTGCTTTGGAGTTTCTGGAGTTCTCTGTAAGCAAGACCCGGATTGGCGTTGGCCCACTGCATCAGGGCTTCCGGTGTCATCCCGGCTGCACCACCTAATTCCGTCAGACGCTGTTGCAACTCTCCAGTCTGTGCCATGCTCCTACCCAGTTGCTGCTGGCCCGCATAGAAGGAAGAAAGGGGGACACTTGTAGGAGCAGAGTACTGCTGAGCAGCATTAAGTACTTCTTGAGAGAGTGCGCGTTCTTGAACATTTTGACGTTGTGCGGGGACACCGGCCCCAGTAGACACAACTCCAGGTCCTAACGGTACGGGTGCTGGAGGCGTCAGTCGTCCGGCTTGCGACCCGAATCCCGGAGGGGGTGGAAGGGTCGGAGCTGGTGGCGGAGTGCCACCAACTGGAGTCTGACCCATTCCTTGATATTGAGCAAATCGAAATGACCGATCCCTGGCACCGCTGTAATCAGGGGCTAATTCACCAGGATTAACAACTGGACGGTTTTGAATAGGTGTAACGCGTGGATCTTTGCGAGGATCGTAAATTAAATTGGCATCTCGTAACTTACCTTGCAGCCAATGGCTGGCATCGATCATTGGTCTTGGATCAGCCAAAGCCCAGGCGGGGCCTCCGAAAGCACCAGGTAAAGCAGTTGAGCCGCGAAGACCAGTGGCACCACCAGGCACCAACTTTTGCAAAAGACTCCCAACTTGTCCAAATAAAGTATTACCCATTACCGCCAAACCTCATGAAGATAAATACGAGAACCCACTGCAGTATCAGCAGGGCCAGGTAAAGCTTGAATGAATTCCGCACCTGAACGTTCATACCGATAACGAGCCTGGAACGGATCTTTGTAATTGGGAACGTACAGGATGTTGGCTAATCGGTTGGTTTCGTAGAGATAGATCTCATCCCAAACCTTAAGCGCTTCCTTGGCGTTGCTTGACCGAATTGTACGGTCAACGTCACCAGCAATGCTCTCCAACCGAGTCGAAGGCGAAGTCGCCACTTCGGTTTTCTTCTCAGCTGTATCACAGCGACCGAGTTGGATAACAATTTTGTCGTAGAAGTAAGAATCCGGAACGGTATTCATAGCTTCTTCCAGACGGGCATAATCACCCGCTGGGACAGAAACCGTGAAATAGCCCAGGTGATACCTGACCCTACTTTTATCGAAGTCAGATAACTTCACTTCTACCTTCCAGCATCAACTAATTATAGTTCTAGAAAATCAATCACAGTCCAAAGAATTGGTTAGTGGCATAGCGTTGACCTTGTAGATATGGTTCGTCGTTTGTAAATTGAGCAAGGAAATTTTTAGGTGTTAAAGCTTGCTGAAGAACACCGCCAATCAAGCCTTCTTTCATTTGCTGCATCAAAGATTTAGGTTTTTCTTTTTCGCCAATTACGTTGATAAGAGCATCAATTAACTTGCCCTGCTGAGTTTGATTCTCAATCTGGTTTTGAACGTAAGCTTGAGCCCATGCTTCTGGCGTCGCACCAGTGGTTTCTGCAGTGGCTTCGTTGCGACGTGTAGTGGCTGCTTGGGGTAACTCACTCAGATGAAATGTTTGCAGCTCATAGGGGCCTGTACGCAAAGCAGAAACATTACCCGCAGCACCCATGCCGGTATGAGTTGAAACAGCGCCTTGACCCAGGAAACGCAACGCGGTGCCTTCAGGAAACCCATAATCTTCTCCTTTGTGATCCGTGGAGGCGCCAGGAGATGGGGCCGTACGTGCACCCATTGGGCTGGTGATTGTTGCAGCAGGATTTAAACGAAAACCCTGGGCTTCAGAGCTATAAAGTTGCTGCCAATTTTCTTGGCCCGGCAAACGAAATTGAATGAACTGACCAATATCTTTACGTGCTTTAGAAAGAGGGAAACGCTTCCCATCTCTCATGACTTCCCAATGAGCGTGGGGACCAGTGGAAGTACCTCCAGTGGCGCCAACTTTTCCTAGGAATAGGGCTGGACCTGCCATATCTCTTTTTATTTTTAATTTTAAGACTAAAAAACCCCTGGTTTTCCAGGGGTAGTAGAGGTATTACAAGGAGTATTAGACGCGAATTAAATCAGCTGCCAGGACGGCATCCCAGTCAACACGCTTAATCTGCCTGAGCTGCTCTAAGTTGTTGAACTTCTCACCCGATAAGGACATCTGAAGGTCTTTAATTTCTCGGGCAGTTTTTAAACCAATTCCCTTGATATGATCAGCGATCATTTGAGGGGTGGCGGAGTTGATGTTCAACCGCGTTTCCGGAGGAAAAGAACGGGGTTCTTCCTGCGCAGCCTTATCTTTAATCTGAAGAGTTTTTACTTTTTTTGTTGCCGCCTCATCTGGAGTGAGTTCAGTCTTGTAAGCGGTGTAAAGGCGACCGTCCTGGTCTTCGACCATGAACCAATCGCCGTTATCCCATTCACTGACAATCTTTACGCGTGCACCTGTTTTTTTGTGCTGGTAAAGCATTTCGGCAACAGTAGACATAGGACCAGAGTATTTCTGGTCCTAGTTTAACTCAATCAGCTAACAGTGCGGCCCAGCAGGTAGCCGTCGATGTCCTCGTAGCCAGGAGCTTCATCCGGCTGGATGTAGCACACTTCAACCACGAAGTAACCGCTGCGGCCAGCGTTAGCGTCATCGCTGGAGATGTACCAACCGCCAGAGGTGCTGGTGCCAGTGGTGGTACCACGGGCGAACACCTTGAGGGTGGTGGAGCTGGTCAGCTGCTTGTAGATGGTGGAAGCACCCACGGTACCGGTGCTGGTCAGCAGGGGGTTAGCGCTGTAAGCGGCAGAACCAGCGGCGAAGAACACTTCGCCCACCTGCGAACCAGAGGTGGTGGAGGTCAGGTTGGCCTGAGCCACAGCCTCGCCGTCGCCAGAGGCAGACACGGGGCCGCTGCTATCACGGCAGAAGGAGATCACGTTGCCGGTGGCAGCGTAGATACCAGAAGCCACGCGGCCATCGCCCCAACCGGAAGCCACGGAAATGGTGGCGCGGTAGACGTAAGCAGGCAGGGTGGTGTTGCCCGAGATCACCATGCCGGTGATGTCAGGACGGGTGTCATCCTGACGGTAGGGCGAAGGAACAATCACACTACCGGTGGCAGTAGCGCCAGCACCGGAAGCGGTGGTGACAGCCACATAACCACGCTGTTGGAAATAGCGGTAGCCGGGAACGGCCAGCACCGAAGTGGGGCCGCCTTTCGAGGCATTGTTAGTGCCGTCGTCGTTGGTATCAATGTTCTTGTACCAACCGTTCAGGGGCTCTGCCCAGTTGCCTGGGTAGATTTTCTTAGCGGACAAATAGGTCATTTATCTTTCCCTATGTTTGTATTTTGCCTAATTATCAGATAGTGCCGTCGTCTTGAACGAAGCTGTAAGCGGTGGTCACGAAGTCCTTGTTCAGGATCTCGAAGCCAGCGTACAGTTGCCAAATCAGGATGATGAAACGGCTGAAGTCGTCGTTGTTGTTGATCAGCACCTGAGCGTTCGGGCCACCGATACCAACGCCAACCGACTGAGGACCGAAGAAGTAACCTTGAGCAACTTCCTTAGCGGCGTAGGTCGAACCTGCGTCGAAGGAAGCGTTCACGGTCTTGGTCGGGAAGTTGGTCGACTCGAAGAACTTCACGCCTTCAAACTGGACGCCAGTAGGCATCACGGGCTCACCAGCCAGGAAGTAGCCCTGACCAGCCTGGGGGCCCATGTAGAAGCTGGCGTTGTTAGGCATCATGGGGTTACCCATGTACATGCCTTGGCCAGGATTACCGGCGTAACGAGCGATCTCACGGAAGTCAGGATCACGACGCAGGTGCATCATGAAGGTGGGATCGCAAATGCAACGATACAGACCATCAGAGAAGGTCGGAACGTTGCGCTTACGCAGGTCCTTAACAATGGTCAGCAGGTCAGTGCGGACCGAGAACTGCTGCAGATCAGCGGTGTACTCAGCGGCGGTATAGGTGATTTGACCAGAAGCGTTCTTGGTCTTGGCACCTGGGAAGTAGTAACCGCCTTGGGTGGTGGAGGCAGCACCGTTGGCTTCAGCTTTGGCGAGTTCGTCAATGAACACGCGGTCGCGCCAGCGGCGATAGTCATCGAGCAGCGTCAGGCTACCGATGGACTGGTGGAACATATTGAGGTTCCCGGTGTCCAGCAGCAGACGCTGAGCAGTGATCAGAGTCTCGCGAGCAATCTTGAAGGTGCTGGGCTGGGTCGGATCACCCGGATCGGCAGGACCGGTGTACTCTTTGAGCACCACCAGAACCTTTTCCTTCGTGATGTTCCGGCTGTTGGCCGTACCGATGGTCTGGTCGGACACGCGCTCACGGCTGTCCTTGGTACCAGGGGTACCCCAGAACTTATAGCGGTCGAGCTGAACAGTTTGACCAGGCTGACGGGTGAAGTCGTGAACAACCACGGGCTCCACTGCCATCTCGGCAATGTAGGCAGGGTGCGGACGATAAAGTTCCGCACCTAAGATTTTTGGAAAATCGTTATCAATGAACACTTTTAGTTATCCTCCAGAATCTCAGGAAGGTAGTTTATCGGGTGAAAGATTCAGACATTGTTATGTCTTATCTAACACAAATTTTAGCAGTCGGTAATTTATTTAATTACCGACTAACTATCACTCCATCACAAACAATTTGTTTGCGACAACTTGAGGCTGAGCCTGATTCAGAACGCGCCAGGCATTCTGGGGATCACGAGCCATCATTTCGTTGAAATCGCCCCAGAAGTTGCCGGGCTGTTGAGGAGCAGCAGCAGCTGGAGGAGCAGGCATCATGCCCAGTTCAGGTTGTTGAACTTGTTGGGTCGGGTAGCCAGGAGTTTCCAATTGGGCCTCACTTTCGTAAACAGGGTATGGCCCTTCGGGACCAAAGAACTTCAGCGTGTAATCGCTAAGAACATCAGGATTGGTCAGAATTTCGTTGTAAGCGAGATTCTCTTGATGCTCGTTAACAGCGAACTCAGCGTAGTTCTGAATGGTCTCACTTGCGCGATTTCCCCACGCGACGGCGCTGTCCAGCATTGTTTCCAGCTGGAGCGCGTAGTTGTTCAGGATTGCTGGCGCTTCGATCCCGAACGCGTCCATCACTTGGCGGGACTCCTGACTCATTCCCACGTAATCCGCGATTGCCTCCAAGGATGGAGTCGAGGAGATTGGGGAAGAGCTGGGCGAGGATGCCTGGCTGGGATATGAGGTCGGCGGAGCCGATTGTGGCGTAGCTTGGGGGCTGGTCAACCCGTAATTGGCCGGGGTATAACTCGTCGGTGCCGACTGTTGACCCTGGAACGGGGATTGAACTGGTGCGCTCAGAAGGTTCACCACCTTGTTGAACGCCGATTCCCACGGATTCGAGGTCGATTCCGCCGCCGGGGCCGATTGGAATTGGGGGGCGTATTGAGACGGGGCGGATTGGTAGCTGGGGCTCGCCTGGGGCACTGCTTGGGGGTAGCTGGTACCCACCTGATACGCCACTGGAGCCGAGGGTGCCTGCGGTGCTGCCACCACGTAGCTGCTCGGAGCTACCGCTGCGGGCGACGGTTGGCTCGTCTGTGGGATCGATTGGACGGTAGCGTCCTGCATAACTCATCTCCTTTTGTAAGGCCTCTAATGTTCGATACAGATATGGAGTTAGATCCAGTCTGGGATCCGCAGCCATCGGTAGATCCGGTGATTGCGGGTGAGGGGTCTGCATCATGCCCCCCACTAAGCGAGCGAACTGAGAGTATGCACTCTGTAATTCGTTCACCATCCTGAACGGGAACCCAGATAACATCTCGGCCCGTTCCTCATCCGTTTTTGACGGGAAGAGGTATTTCAGTGCTTCAATGCTATCAACACCTAATTCTTGCAAATTTCGGACAACAATGGAGTTGTTCAGAATATCTTGCGTCGAATCTTCGTAGACAGGGCCTAACCATCTCCAAAGAATCGTGACATCACCGTCTGGAATCAGGCCGGTGACGCCAGGAGGAATTTGTTGTGTTTGAACAGAAGCCATCATTAATTGCTTGATCTGTTCATTGAAACCATCTAAAGCGGCTTCATATAAATCCAGCTCATCTTGACTGGCTCCATCTGCTGGCTCCACAGGTTTTTCGATGCCTGCTGCTGCTGCCAACGATTCACGGAAAAGTTTTTCTTCTTGGAAAATGATCAGTTCTAAACAACGGCAAATGCCGTGGGTGTAAATAGCATTTGCTTTTTTCTTAGATGTTGCAGCAACGCGGCCAAACAGAGATTTGTACTCTGTTGCCGTCACACCAGCAGAAATTGAAAGTTCATCAACGCCACCCAATGCAGTACGAATTTCTTCCCTGTACTGACGAGCAAATGCGTTTTGGTCACCAGTGATGGCATCTGGGACAATGTAACCAACACGGTCGTTTGGTTCCAGGTTTGCAATAACGCGTGGAACCCGGATTTGTCCGTCAACACCTCGGGTAATTGGATCTTGTTTGAAGGTCGAGCGGCTGTATGCACTCAAACTTCCAAAGCCAGAGTTTGCTGCAATTGAAGGACGCTGAACGGCACCATCCGTACCAGACTCCATCAGGTCAGTCTTGGGACGTGACGACAGAAGGGTTGGGTTACCAAAGAACTGAACGTTCTTCCGCATGGTGCGAACCAACTCATCGTGTGTGACAATATGGTTGGCTAAAGCGTCGAATTCACCGACGCCTTCCATAGCAAAACCCTTGGGGTTGTTAAAGATCTCAACGCAAGGGATAAACCCAAGGGAGTTTTTAAATGTTTTAGTTTTACCAGGTGTAGCAAAGGAAGGCATTTCAAAAGACATCTCGCCTTCTGAATGCGTTTCTTCAATTTGTTTTGCTTTAATCGAAAGTTTGATATAACGTTTAGCACCCTGGTCAGCCGTGGTCACATTGCCAGTGACATTGGTAACGTTAATATTGTCACCAAAACCAAAGCCACGGCGAACCTTATAGCTATAAATGATGATGACTTCTTCCAGCTCACCGTCTACATTGTAAAAACTACGGTATTCGTGTTCGCGGAAGTAGTAAAGCCGATAATTCTGCTTGGTAGGGCGGATGTAAAACATCCCTTTACCATCGCACAAAAAATAATCCCAAATAGAATCCAGCCGCATGTCCAGCTGGTTGTACTTAATTACGCGATCAATAAAATCCTTACGTTGATTACCGAAGTTGTCTTGGCTAGGAAAAAATTCAACGCCCTGGCGAACGCCAAATAACTTCATTTGGGCCAGGTGAGAGGCAACCACGCTGGTATCAACAACTGCATTCCCATCTTTTTCGATGTATGCGTTGATGATTTCTTGCAGTCTGGCGTTAGCGCTAGTTGCCATTCACTTGTTGCCCCTTTTCTTTTTTGATCTTAGCAGTTTTCTTATCTTCCTTTTTCCGACGAAGCCAGTAATCAAAAAAAGTCAACTCAGCTGGAGTGTATAACTCTGGATGTTTGAGTGCTCTTTTGATTAGCTTCTTTGTTTTCACATCACACCCCCAAAATACAAACCTGCTTGTCCAAGTTGAGGGCCTTTGTAAAACTGAGAGTTTGCTAGGCCAGCCATGTTTCCAATGGCATTGGGAAGATTGCTGCTACCCATGGCCATCGGTAAGCCTGGTGGAATGTTGCCAGGCATTGGCCTAGGTCCAGTAGGACCGTACACGCCTTCAATAGCTTTTGGGTCTTCGCCAGGGAAGAGCGGGCGTCCCGTTGGCTGCTTATTAGGAATTACAAAACCTGGGCCAAATGGATTGCCAGCAAGAAACTGACCGGCATTACCGGGCATTCCTGGAACACCGTATCCCCCGTCAGTCCTAACCATGTAATTCGTATCTCGATTTTTCTATTTTACTCGTCTTCTTCCAGTTCATACAAAGATGGATCGGCAACCTTGGAGATGTGGATGCCATCACCCTGGATGTCCCAATTCAAGATATCACCTTCCCTCCAGCCCATCTCTTCCATCAATTCTTCGGGAAAAGTGAGAAACTGCTCACCGTTCTCATCTTCTTCCACTTCAAGGATGTAGCTCATTTTGACAAAAGCTTTTCCATAAGCTTATCAAGCTTATTATTAATTTCGCGAAAATTGCTTTGCATTTCTTGGATTTCTCTTAAGAAATCCACCTTTAAAACGTATTCCAAAGGCATGCGATTGATCTGATCTTCCAGCATGTCGATCCTGCGCTTCTGTGAGTTTGTGTAGTTAAACGATTGCTGGATGTCCTGATTCTGGCGGCTTAAAATCTTGTTGACCACCCAGGAGGTACCGCTTACGGCTGAAATAAGAGCAGTGGCCGCAAGCGCAAGATATTCGGGACCCACAACGTTAAAGCTTTTTTCTAATTCTAATTTTAAAAATCAAGATGCAGTTGTCCTTTTCTGGCAAGACCGGTTACCAACCACACCAACGCATCGACACAGTCGTCATGGCTACTGACGCCGAAATTCGTGAGTTCATCGAAGAGATTTGTGAAGTTCCGATATCGATTGAAAATAATTTTTCGGTCTTCGAACATGCCGATAATTCCCCTAAACCGTGCAAGTTTGTCAGCACGGAATCCTTTGACTGGATGCCAGATCAAGTTGTAGAGACCTTCGTTATTTAAACAAACTCGTTTGAAGTCAGCTTCCAGTGAGGCCTGGTACTGGACTGCTTCCGACCAAATATCGCAAGTGGAATAGGTTGGGAAATAATTACCGTTATCATCTTTCCCGACAATTGACCAATCATTCAGCAGCTCCTTCATGGCATCAAGCTTTTCAAGATTACCCATGACTCGAATGCGTCTGTAATCAATGATGTGGATGCGGTCGCCAATGCGCCCACCCAAAATCATGACGGTGTAATCATTTTTTTCTTTGACGCCAGCAGATAGATCCACTCCAATCCCAAGAGTGTCAAATTCCGTGGCAATTTCAGCTTTGACAATCAGTTCTGGCGCAAGAGAAAGTTCGTTCTGACGAACGATTTGATTCATGTACTGGAACGAAAAAGCAATTGGTGCTTGCCGTTTCTTTTCCTTCAAGTAATCCAAAGACCACATTTCTGGCCAATAGGATTCTTCGTCCCCGGTTACGGGATCAGTTTGAATTGCAGAAAGAACAATCTGCGTCCAGTTGTTTTGCTCATTAAAGGTGGTGGCATGAATGTCATCATGTCTGAATCGGGTACCAAGACAAATAGCCCTGGCGCCTTCGAACATGGTTGGTGCAATCACCGCATTCCAGTTGTCCTGCATCATCTTTCTGATGTCAGGGTTTGAAATATCAGCTGCTGACTTGATAGCGTCATCAATCATCACAAGATGAGAACGCTTGGAGGTCACCGAACCTTTAAGACCAGCGGCACAGAGTGTAAATTGTTCATCACCGGTCACGTCAATACCAGCAAATTTGTGGTCAATAGACCAGTACTCATTGCTGGTAACGTTTTTAAGAAGGCGAACTGTTGGGAAAACTTCTTGATATTTTTTGCTTTCAATAATTCGCTTGATGGTTGCGGACTTAGAGCGTGCAATATCAACGGTGTAGGAAAGATAAAGGATCTGTAACGGAAGCTTGGCTTGTGCATGGATACCAATTGCCCATGCTGTAAGCAAACCAAGAACTGTACTTTTAGCTGAACCCCTTGGAGCAAGCAGGTCAATATTGGGACCAGCAATTTTGATCAGGCAATTACTATCCTCGCCTGTAATGAAATGCCGGTGCCAATCCAAGTGGTGTTTAGCTGGTTTTTTCTTTTCATCCATGTACTCGCAGAAGTAACTAAAGTCCTCCCGCGCACGTTCAATAGCTTCTAAATTTTTCTGTGGCTTAACGTTGTACTTCTGCGCAGCAGCCTTGGCATTACGACGGTACGCAAGATGAACGTATGAAGGCACAGGACTGGTTCAGAGTATTACTAAATACTAACCGAAAGTCCCAGTCCTGAATGGATCTTCAACTTGAGCTTGGCGACGATATTCTTTAGCTGCAGAAGAAGCAACTTGAGCCTTATACGGATCAAACTCTTGTTTTTGCTCTGATAAACCCGGTCCTGTTTGAGGAGAGTTTTTAAAGGGATCCTGAATCATATAACCTTCTTTATCGGAAAACCTGGACCCAGGCGTAATAAGAGGCATGATATTACTTGGGTGATAGGTGCCAGGGGCACGATCCATCCCTCGTGGACTTGCAGGAAGAGCTTGTGCAACCAAAGCTTCTCCCCGTGGACCCTGAGCTAAAGGTGGTGATTTCAAGCGTACGTTAGTTGGTCTTCCTGCACCAGGATTTGGTACGAACATCTGCATGTTTTCATCGTACTTAACCGGTGTGCTTGGACCTTGATTTTGAGCAATAGCGTTTAATAACTCACCTCTGGGTCCTTGCGCTTGCTTAATCAAAGTATTTAACATTGTTCCAGCAGGAACCACTGGAACGTACTGTTTCATATCCGGATCGTATTTAATTGGAGTTGAATCTCCATACTTAACTCCCTGCGTGGAAGGAAAAGGGGAAGCAGGAGCATTTTGAGCAACTAAGGTTTCTTGTTTAGAAACGTAATTATCTAAAAATTCTTTTGAATCTTGAATGCCACTAGAAGCTTGTTGTTGAACAATTTTTAAATTTTTTTGTGTTTCTGGAGTTGTTGTTGCGGTTAGTGCAGCTGTTGGTAAAGCGCGACCGGTTGGCTTGTATCCAGTTGGAACTGTTGGTTTTGTAAATTTCCCAATGGTTGAAATTGCGTAATCACTAGAAGCTTTAATCGCTGACTGAAGATCGTCGTAAGCAGCACGAATAGCTGCCGGATCTTTTAAGCCACTTAAATAAACTGCACGTTTATCTTCTACAGCTTTAGAGAGATCAGCCTGTTTTTGTTTATCAGCTTCTAATGCTTTGTTGTAGGAATCTAGTTGTTGCTCGTAGTTATAAAACTCGTCTTCGTTACCGAAGGAAGAAGTTGGCGCTGCATTTTTAGACGCAATAAAACCAGCGTCATAAGCTAAACCAGGGAATTTGGATAAAGCCTGGTCATCTGAAATGGTATATCGCCCAATTGGAGTTAACCCTTGGACAGTACTAGCCCAATACTCTGGTCTTTCAAGACCACCTGGATATTGGACAATAGTAACGGCCATGATTAACCAAACCTATTGCTATCAAACAGTTGTTGAAAATCAAATAAGCTAGAAGAAGCGCCAAGATTTTGATTGCTCATGGGAGCTGTCAATTCTTCCGGCTCATATGGAGAACGGTAAGGTTTTTGACCAGATGCCAAAAGGGTTTGGAACATCTCATCGGATTGAGTATTAAGAGCACTCATGCGTTTTTTACGCTGCTCTAAAGCTTTGGCCATGCCTTGCTCATTAAGCATTTTGCCAGCCATTGGCATTGGTTGTTTACTGCCCATTATTTTGCCTCTTACGTTTTTGTTCTTGATATTTACGAGCCTTATCTAAAGCTGCCTTACGTTTTTCGTTATCAGACATCTCTGAGCCATCTTCATTCTTGGCTTCTTTTTTCTTGAAGTGTTCAAGAAGTTCAGGTGGCATTTTATTTTTTGACATATCAAAATCCTAATATCAGCGGCGGCTCCGCAGACGTTGAATCATCTGTTGATATTCAGGAGTGCCACGCTCTGGCATACGGGTCGTACGGCCTGGTCCAAACACCACACCGGAACGAAGACCAGCACCTTGGCCAGCACCACCAAACGGAGCGCCAAAGACGGTTGCTCCACGTTCAACAGCGCCACCAGGAGTTACATCAGCAGTACCAGCACGCTGAGCTTCACCACGCTGGAAATCGCGATACATTTCTTCCCGACGACCGGTGCGATCACGCTGAGCGGTAATCTCTTGCCGACGGAAAGAGGCTTCTTCAAGCCCAGCAGGTGGGGCAACTGCAGCACGCTGAGGGCCTTCTTGAGGGAACATCGATGCTGGCCCGGCTTGCCCGCCTTGAGCAGCTGCTTCACGTTGCTTAGCCAGTTCAAATTCCATGCGCTTGCGAGCTTCAAACTCAGCCTGCATCTGACGTTGACGCTCAATCTCCATCCGTTGACGATCTTCGCCGGGAGGCCTAACACCTGGAGCAGGGCGTTGCCCGGCAAAACCAGGGCGCCCACCAGGAGTCGCACCACCTTGAGGAATTTGACCGGGAGTACCAGCGCCCATGTTTTTCTATCCGTTAACTAATATTTTAGTTGGAGTAACTTTACTCTTCTAGTTGCATTCTAGCCCATACACTCATTGATGCTTCCTGCAAAGGACCTTCAATTGGATCATCCTTAAAAATAAACATCAACTCACGAATGGCTCGGTCAGCACCAGCCATCAGTAAACCTTTGCGATCTCGAGTAGTGGTGAACTGTTCAATTTGAGCAATGGCGCCACGTAATTCTTTTTGCATGCTGGCAATACGCGCAACACCTGCATCGCGTTTTACCACTTCCATTTCAACCGCATCACGCAACTTGCGGATGTCCTCTTGCATTTCTTCAATTTCGTACAGGAGGGTTTTGCGGTGATCAGCTTTTTTGTAATTGCTGTTGACCCATAAATCGCATGCAACAATGCTTCCCGTATACCCAAGGAAACGGGCATACAGAAAGCATTCAATTACTGAATTATTGTCTTTTGCAAAAGAGCAGAAAGATTCCTGTACTGATGCATCAAGGTTGTCGACCCACTGGTCGAAGACCTCAATATCGATAAGCTCGTTGGGCCTGACCGTAGTCTCGAGCTTCGTCCTGCTGCTTGAACTCTTGTTGTTGTGTAGCAGAGGTTCGTTGCTCTTGGGCTCCTTTGCCAATTGTTTCTCGTTCTTGAGCACCAGTTTCCTCCATCTTCTTCTTTGAGAATTCGTAGGCTACACCAGCCGCCTGGCGATATTTGTCAATATCAAACCAGTCATCAGCACTATAAGTGCTAGTGATGTCCGTGGGAGATGTTGTAGCCATCCTAATAGCTCAAATCAGAAGTTGCTCATCATGCCAGCCAGACCGGTGGCAAAGATGTCGCGGCGGCCTTCGACGCTCTTTTGACGCTGCTGACGCTGCTTGGATGCCTCAAGGCGATCCAGCAGTTGCTCAAACTTGTTGATATCAAAATAGTCGTCGGTTGTGTTGCCAGTGACAGTCATGATTCTTCCATAACCAATGAACTAATTATAAGAGGTATTTTCCTAGAAATTAAACGCACTTACCAGACTCTTATAAATATCACCCTGTGCAGCAATCTTCTGCACTTCCTTGGCACCTTCATTTTTGAGCTTCTGGGTTTCTTTGTCGATGTCACCCTGAAGATTGGTCAAGCCAGCACTGTAAAGAAACTGGCGAGAGTCGCGTACATTCTGCAGCTGTTGCTCCAGCTCTGCAGGAGTTCCTTCAAAGGTATCCTGAAAGGTAGGAAGCGTAACTTGCGTTTTAGCAGCCAGATCTCCGCCATAGGTTGGCAGAAGGCTCTTATCAAACTTAAAAATGCGCTTGCCAGTACCAACACCTTGAGCATCCTTAATTTCGTCACCATACATGGTGTCGTAATAAGAATCCAAGTAGCTGCGGTTGAACTTCTTCTGATACTCCTGGCCTTTATAAAGAGACTCTTTGAGGTCATTAACGGTCTGGTAGTAACCGCCTTTGAAACGCTCAAGGCCAGCAGCTTTTTCTTCTTCGGTTGCTTTACGGCCCAGGATTTCTTCATAGGCTGCACCAAGACCAGTTTCAAACCGTTTAGGTGCAATCTCTTCGGAATACAGCTTGGCAAATTGGCTAACATCGCCTTCTTTGCCAGGCATCTCATATTTGGTTGTGTATTCCCGCAGATAATCTTGAGCTTGCGTGAAGTTAATTAAACCGCCACGCAGTTGGCTTTCAATAGAAGCTTTAAATGGATCGTAACCAGCTTCGGCAGAAGCTTTACGAGCAGCTTCGGCTTGAGCAGCAGCCTGCTCTTTTGCAAGGATTCGATCTTCTTCTCTTGTTGATTTAGCACGATAAAAGGCTTTGTCTGCCTCTGCTAAACGCATTTGCTCCTGCTGGAGCCCATACAGCTGAGCATCACGTTGAGTTTGATACGCCAGCTGTTGCTGAGCCATCGTTTCATTAAACGATGCAGCACGGGTGGCACGTTCGTCAGCTTTAAGATCTAAAACGTTACGACGTTCGTTAGCAAGCTTTTGCTCAGCAAGAACTGCATTACGATATACCTCTTGACGAGCAGCTTCTTCCCGCTCAAACTTCAGCTCTTCTTCACGAACTCTGCGTTGTTCGGCCGCAACTTGGGCTGAATTGTCGCGTCCACCTCCACCGCCACCCATATCTAATAATTGCCAGGAATTGTTTTTATTTTAGCCCAGGCCTTACACATAAGGACCAAAGCCAGCAGAGTAGTTGCCAAACATCTTATCCAAAACACCACGATTGATTGCAACGGCTTCTTTAATACGGCCTTCACGTTCCTTGCGTGACAGTTCACGAGCCTCTGGAGAAAGACCAATACCAATAGCCTGGCGTTGGCGATACCCTTGCTCAGCAGTCTCCATAGGATCTTGGAAGAATGCCCTGAATTTGCCAGCGCGTTCAGCAAGTTGTTGATTTTGAGTATTTAACAAACTGTTGTTGGCAAACATATTGTCTGCCATTCGAAGTTGATTACTGGTATCAATAACAGAATTAAGAGCATCCATTGATTTACCAGCCAACATGCCACGCATCTGGCCAGCTTGTTCAATTTGACTGCGTTGAATGTCACCCTGATTTTTTGTCAGGAAAGCATTCATGCCATAAATATAATTATCAGTGCGGGCATCTTGACCCGCTTTCATATTTAACAGATCAGCAATATTGCGATACCCACGATCCAGGCGGTTTTGGCCCATCGCCATGGATGTGCCATACAACGAGCCCAACGAAGCAACGTTGGATGCGTTGGCCATAATTTGGGCGGCACGCTCTTGGGCTTGGCCTTGGAAAATTCCACCGACCACATTGCCGATAGCTCCTAATCCGAAGCCACCGAACGTTGCCCAATCAAATCCTGCCATACCGCCGACCTTTCTGTAGCTTTATTTTAAATCAGAAATATGTTGAAGCTTGAGCGGCTTGAACGGCAGGGATTGCCATTGGAGTACGGGCAGCTGCATAAGCAGCGGCCATACGATCCCCAGCACCAGCCAACATATCAGCTGAATATCGAGCAGCCTCTGGCGTGCCGTAGGGATTAAAGGACATTGCAATGCCCCTGGTTAAATTCTCAAGCCCACTGGTCATCGTATTAAAAGCTAACGATTTCCAGCCTTTTTTAGTTTGGTATTTATCTGCCAGCTCAAGTTGTTTTTCTTGCCATGCAGGATCAAACTGCATCAGGCTAGGAGCCATCAACGACTTGACGGTCAAGAAATTCATAAAGCCTTCGCGGTCTTTCTCGGGAACCCCTTGAAAGAATTTTTGAAAGCTTTCGTAATCTCCTTGACCAAAAAGGTTATTAGCACCAAAACCAGCTAACGGAGTAGAAGTAGCGGCGGCAGGAGAAGAACCTTGAAGGGCGCCGGCGCTTTCAGGAGAAAGATATCCGGCCCATTTTCCTGCATTAAAGGAGGAAGCGGCCATGGATCAATACCGGAAGGTGGAAGAAGCGTAAGGATTACTGGTCATCATAGTCCGCAAGTTTTCACCGGCTTGGGCCTGAGCGCCACCAGCAAGCTGGAAGGCATACTGCTGACGGTTCAAAGCACCGGTCAGTTGACCAAGTTGTTGGTTCAGCTGCATTTGACGCTGCATGTCAGCGTTCTTCATCTGGTTTGCATAAGGCATCAGGGCAGCAGCCTGCTGAGCCGGAATGTCCACGCCAGTCAGACGCATCAGTTCAGCAATCTGACGCTGCTCACCGGAAAGATTAGAAAGACCAACGCCTTGCGCTTGGCCAGGAATAAGGCCAGGAGTTTGACCTGCTTCGCGTTCACGTTGACCTTGGCCGGAAATGGCTTCCATTGCCTTACCTGGCAGGGAAGCGATAGCACCGGTCAGACCAGCGGCACCAGCGCCAAGAGCAGCTTGGGTTGCGCCACCAATCAGAGGAGCGGCCAGTTTGGCAGGGCCAGGAAGCATGGCAGCAGCGCCACGAGTAACGGCAGCACCAACTGGAGCAGCAGCACGGGTAGCAACAGCGCCAGCGCCAACTTGAGCAGCACCGGTCAAGGTCTGGCCAAGATCACCACCGGAGATTCCACCCATAACGTTGGAAACACCAGGAGCAACGGCAGCACCATATTTAGCAGCAGTGCCAACGGCAGAGCCGGCGCCTTTGAGTTTATTGAGCAGTTCTTGGAAGAACCGTGGATCTTGACCGCCAGGAGAACCCGGAGCGCCTAAACCACCAGAGAGGGCGCCAGCGCTGGAGGGCACTAATGCTCCGCCGGGAACACCCGACTGAGGCGCTTGAGGGGACCCAGTTGGGTAACCGACGTAAGCCATATCTAAAACTGACGTATGTTTCTAGATGATTTAATTTTATCAGCCTACATACCTTGCTGATAATCTTGCAGTTCTTCTAATTGTGGACGATTTGCAGTAGCAATAACTTCATTAATTAAATTACCTGCTGCCACACCAGCAACAGAACCTGCAAGGCCGCCAATTACACCACGAATGGCGCGTTGACGTGGGGTTCCAGCACTGGCCACTGCTTTAGATGCAGCAATTGAACCGGCAGTAAAGCCGCCCACCATTGGAATCGTCACTGGGAAACCCAGCATGCGAGCTTCTGGATACCCTTGCAGATTTTCAGAAGTTGCTTTAACAATTCCCAAATCAAGCAAACCTTTATCGTTGTAAAGGAAATTTTGATAGTTGGCGTAACGCTGTGGCGTTAAAGAAGGAATATCCTCTTTTGCAGTGGCGTACTTAAGTGGTTCGCCAGTACGGCCCATGAAGAAACGCTCAACCAACTCTTGCGCAGGTTGTGCAGTTTCTCTGCGATCTTCTGTGCCAGGTTCAGAGTACGTTTGAGCGTAACCAGGAGGACGAAAAAGTTGGCCCGGATTTAAAACGTTGTAAGTACCGGCAGCAGAGATGGATGGAATAGCAACTGCCAGTGCAGCTGCGGCGCGAGCTGTTGGAGATTCAATATCACGAACCCCTGCTTCCACTCCTTTTTGAGCTACGGCCAGTGGATGGTTATAACGCCACCAGTATGTGCGAGTTCCGTCGTTTGCTGCATCAACAATTAAACGAGATGCATATGCACCTAAAAATTGAGCTGGGTTCTCTCGAAGCGTAACGCCTTGTGCAGCAACAGCTCGTTTAAAACGTGGATCTAAAATGCTCTGACCGTAACCAAGGCCAGTAGTTTTGCTCATTGATTGAGCAACATCTGCTTTTTTAGCGCCGGTTTTAATATCTTCAATAATGTTCTTGATTTGAAAATTCATCGGAGTGCGCCTCCGCTCATGATGCCGTACGGATCAAGAGAGGGATCAACGCGTCCCAAGGTTGACTCAATACCTTGCATTTGGAACATCGTGCCAGGCGATAAAGCTTCTCCTTTTAAGTTATTAATTAAATCCCGTTGCAGTAATTGTTGTTCAGCAGTAGCCGTTTGATCCATTACCACAGGTTCAGCCATCAGCTGTTGCAGTTGCTGTTGCGACAAGCTTGCAATTTCAGAACCTGCATACATCGGAGCCGTAGCTACAGCAGCACCAACACTTCCACCGCCCATAGCAATGTGCTGAAGCACTGAAAGCTCATTTGGTTTGGCGCCAGCTAAAAATTGAGCTGCCCGTTGCCCCGTAACTTTTGATAAAGCTTCTGGCGTAACTTTACCTGCCAACCGACCCGCAGCCGTAGCCAAACCAAGATCTAAGGCACCGGTTGCAAGTGATGCTGGTACACCGCCGCCGGCAAGCATCGTAAAGCCACCACCAAGTACAGCACCTGGAACAGATGCACGCATGACTTCTTTGGTTGCAGGCGCCATCATTGCCTGGCCCATGCGAGAGCCAAGGATTCGCTGCAATGCTTTACCCGCAAGTTGAATCATGTTATTGGCGCCCTTTTAATTATTATATTCCGCTTAGTTTTAAGTATCTGCAGCGGTTTGGTTGACTTCGGTTTGACCTTGATTCTCTTCTTTCTTTACCGCCAACGGTTTCATCACCCCCCGGCGATCCAGCAGCTGAGCGATTGACATCTTTCCTTTGTCTTCGTTCTCTACACGATTCTCCGCCGCCGCCATCAGATAACCATTGGGATCCGGGTTCTTGATGCGCGGCATTGGATTCTTTGCCGTTTTATCTGGTTTAATAGTTGGACTCAAACGGTAAGCCTCTACCCACGTTGGGTTAAAGTCCGGTTGATCTTGCGGACGCTGCGGTGTAATTGGACGGCCTTCGTTGAAATCGTACGCAGTAGGACGGTCAAAACGTCCCAAGCCCTCAAATAGTTCGTATTCAGGTGTAACAGCTTCGTTCTGATCAAAGAACGGTGCGTTACCAACAAAATTAAGACCAGGGTTCAGATTACGCTTGCGCGTCATCATCCGCTTGGTTAAATCTTGTTGTTTAAATCGGGATGGGTTCCAAGGATATTCGCCAGTTTCAGGTTTTGCCCGAAACAATTCATCAAAATCTAAATTCTTTCGAATTCGACCTTGTGTATTAAATGGGTTAGTGATATATCGACCAAGATCAAGCCGATCATCTTGTGCCATTAACTTTCAGCCTTTGCTTCTTTTTTCTTCTTGTGTAATCCTACCAGCGTCTTGCGAAGGTTTGCTTGTTTCACAGTTTTCTCGTCGTATTTCTCAGGATTGCTTAAAACATTTTCCTGAAGTTGAGCAGTGGTAATTCCTTTCTTTTTGGCTTTGGCAGTGAAGGCACCTTCCTTCATGTCCATGCCTTGAATCCACTTCTTTTCTTTTTTGCTTTTGTCTTCAGCCATCAGATGCGACCCTGCTTGTATGCTTCGAGGAATGCTTGGACATCACCACCTTCCCGCTGAAGGCGGCGCACCTTTTCAGACAATTCTACCGACTCTAAACGTTCAGGAGTAGCTTCTTGAACAATTGGAGTGCGGCTAAAGCGAACACGGGTGGGGCGCTCCAGAGCAGCTTCGGTATAGACAAAACCTTCTGGTGTTTCTGCCTCAGGTAAATCAATGTTTGGGTTAAAACGACGCGGAGTTGTAATACCACGCTCTTCACCTTCGTTGATAATTACTTTGCTGGCTTCAACAGAACCAGGGCCAAACTCAATATCACCTAAGCGGCCACCAGGAACCTGACCATAAATGCCAATGTCAGGGCGACCAGTTGTTCCACGGTAAGCAGTTTTAGATGCCGGGGAAATCATCATGCCGCGTGGCGCAGTTTTAGGTTCTTCACGCAAACGACCCGTTGACATCTCCGAGATCTGAAGACCAGGCTGCGACATGATGTCCTCAGCTGAGTACTGAGGGAGAATCCGCTCCATGGCTTCGCGCTGACCTGGAGTAATCTGCACATTCCGCAGAGCACGCGACGGACCCATGCCGCGACGCATGGAACTTTCAATCTGAGCTTGACGGCTCAGTTGATATTCCTGCACCCTGGCCATATCAGCTTCGGCTTGGTCAAACGGAACACCATCGGGCGTTAAAGAAGCTGCAACGTCAATATTGTTGGTTTGATCTTCAACACGATCAATACGGCCAATGTCAATATCTTCATTTCGTTGCAGTTGTTGCCGTACGCGACCGGTAGCTTGATCTTCGCCGGACTCTAAAGCGTTGATGGCCTGATCAACATTGAACACACGGTTTGCTTGTTGTTTTTCAACCAGGGATTCACCACGCAACTCATCCATGATGCGCAGCGCTTTACCCTGCAGCTCCGCTTGGTATTGGCGAACGGAAGAACGGACGCGTTGATCAGTGCGTGCCTGACGCTCAACCAGTTGATTGTACTCAGTTAACAGACGATCAACTGCATCAGCACCAGGTTCAGCTGCAGTTTTAACGTATTGGAAAAGATTAGTTTGCGCAGGAGCTGCAGATAACGGACGCGACTCAGCCCGTGCCACCAATTCGCCTGTTTCTTCTGCAGATTCAGCAACTGGCGTACGCAACGCCATTAAAGTTCCTTTGATGCCAGGAAGTTCAGGTTGGAATGCGTCACGGCGTGCCTCAGCTGCACGCAATAAACTTTCAGTTGCTGCTTGACGGCGTGCATCTGCTACTTGTCGGGACACACGCTCACGAGGATCCGGGCGGTAGGCAGTAAATTCTTCTTCTGCCTCCGGCAAATAACCAAATACCGTACCCCCAGTTAACTGACGCCTACCAAGAGGAGGAGCAGCTGCAGGTTGTGAGGGGGCGGGAGGCCGGGGAATGGGCGGCCGCGCGGTTTCAGCCCCGACCGTTGCAGTGACACCACGAAGCTGTGGGACCGGTTGCGCTGCACGGCGTACCACTTCCTCTTGCACCGCCACGTTGACGGGCGTTACTGGACGGCGACCACGTAATGCACGGAATCCAGCGATGCCTGCCGCCAAGGTTCCAGCACCAAGGGCAATTTTGCCCAGCGTATCGACGATATTGCCTTCTTCTTGGGGTTGCTTGAGTTGATTACGGCGCCACTCCATGACTTGGGGCGCAATCCGTGCCCTTGCTTCCGGATCTTCAGGCACTGGAGCACCAGTGGCTTGACTGAAGGCGTAAAAATCGGCTTGAGAGATCGCCATTTACGTTTATTGCCCGTATTTTTTACCTTTACACATTCTATTGCTTGTAACTCAAGGAATACTGGCTGTATATTTGGTAATGATCAGGTTTTAGCTCCATATGGATGCTGGCACACGCCAAAAACGGGTCGAAGCGTTAGAGGCGATCAAAAATAAGGCTATGGATATGGCTGCCAAAGGTACCGATTCAGGTACCGTACGCAGTTTTATTGCAGATGCAAAGATAAATCTGGCATATGAGCTTCCCGATGTGGACTCATTTACAAAAGCAGCGCGTGCAACACTGGCATATCGACGCAAAAAAGAAGGTTCGACCCAGGAATAAACCTCAAACCTGATCAACTTAAAGGCCGGGGCTAAATACCCCGGCTTTTTTGTCCAATTTTTTGGGCTAATTAGGGAAAATAATTACAAAAATGCATTTTATGTACCCATTTTTTGTTCAAGGGGGGCCTCCTATAGAGTCCCAATAGGGTGCAAAATTACCTGACTCTTCTCCCACCCGCTACGCGACGGAGATTATGGGTAGAAAAAAAAGAAGTGGGGGGAGTATACATTTTGACTACCGTGAAATGTTAACGAACGCACACATTTTGCCCCTAAATTCACCGTGATACGAATTCTTATCGCGCCTGAAATTAGGTTTCGCTCCCCCGCGACGGAGCTGTGGTATAGAACTGTGATCTGATTGTGATCTAAACCATGAGTCTATCTTCGTTTAGAAGATGGAATGAATTGGTTGAGTTCAACTCACTTGTCTACATTCACAAGGACTTCATTATGTCAATCCGAAAGAACCTTGCGAAACAATTCAGCAACGCCGCCAAGGCGTTGGAGAATGATAAGAGCAAGGAGAACATCAAGGCATTGATTGCCGTTGGTCGCATCAAGCTGGCCAACGCAATCATGCCTAACATTCCACCTACTATTCGTTGACATGTTGATCTATCAACCAGAGGAAGACACACGTACTCGTGTGGCATGGTACGGAGGTGAATCAACTCAGATTCATTACCAGCACAAAGCCATCACCAACAGGTGGATCGATATCGAGACACGTACTCTTGGTGGTGGCATACCCAGTGGTTGTAAGGAACTGCTTCATGAAATGCAGGACTTTTACAACTACTGTTCCTGATTCTTGCACTTTCCCATCCGCAAAGATGGGTTACTGCAGGATTCATTCCTGCTCACAGTTCAATTCAATTCAGTTCAATGACTACTCCTGTTGCTGACACTGTTGGTCTCAAGCAGTATGCTGACTCATCTCAAGTTCAGTTCCAAGGACGGATTGCTTTTATTAAACAGTTCGTCAGTGAAGAAGACAACACCACATTCATTGGTGTCAAGATGATTCACAACCTGAACTCTATGGTCAGTGTCACACTCACGTTTACGAATAACAACGGACTGAACACAGCTTTTGCCAATGGCAATCTTGTCGTTGGTCAAGAGCTTCGTGTCTACGGCCGTATCAATGGTATTCGTACAACGTATATGGATGACCAGAATAATCTCCAGGTACTCAAACGGCCTGAGATCCAGTTGATCGTGAAGGATTACGAGTTCGGTCGTAAGCCTGCACCTAAGACTGAGGTTCAGGTCGGTGCTGTAGCTCAGCCTACGCTGGACGAGATTAACTTCTGATTCCTGCACTTAACCCTTCCGTTTGATACGAATTCGTATCGGACGGTGGGTTTTCTGCAGGATTCATATCCTGCTATCCAACATCTCAACTCACATGAAACACATTTACAGATTCGGAGACAAAGGCTACGTTCAAATGGATTCTTATCCTGAGAATCATGAGACTCGCCTTGGTGATTTATTTGCCAACTTCCTGATGGTCACCACTGTACTTGCTATTGCTGCAATTACTGCTGGTGCCATGGTTGGCATTGACATCACCAATCCACAACCTAACAACATTCAACGAGCACGATGACGACAGGACTCAGGGAACATGAAGAGATGCTGCTGACACGCATTCATCGTCTCATCGATGCTCTCATTCAAAACTACCTGGACTACAAAGCTGGTTACGGTTTCAATGCTGCCAACGACATTGCATTTGACATTGTTCCAGGGACGAAATACTACAAGCTGGTTCTTAGAGACACCGGTACGTCAGTCCACGCATTTGTGAACAAACAGTCTGGTGCTCTCTACAAACCGGCTAGTTGGAAGGCGCCAGCTAAACATGTCAGGTTCAACTTATTAGACGATGTTTCATTTGAGACTTGTCTTAAGAAAGCTGACTGGGCAGGCGGCTACCTCTACATGTAGTGTTTCGTGTTTACTCTTCCACTACGGCTGGTACTTGCCACTGTGTATGTACCAGCTATCCTCTACTTGCATCCATCACTTCAACCAAATTCAGACCATGGAAGCTCTCAGCCAACTCGATGTTCAGAACCCGGATCACGTCTCAGTGATTACGAGGGATGGCAAGGTGACGGTATCTGTCGTCAAAGACGGCACGTCCGTAACCCTTGGATTCCCTATTAAGAACTCGGTGTTTGATACGACCCCCAGGCCCCCGCTTCAACAGCCAGCACCAAAGCTTATGGCTGTTAAGAGCCAGGAGTCTATTGCTGCTGGTTCGAAGCCTACGCTTGGAAAGGTGCGTCAATCACCCATGGGTAATCGCAAGCTTACTCCTGATGAAGTACGTGAAATTAAGCTGATGCTTTCCAATGCAAAGACAATGTCTTCATTTGGTTCAAAGCATAATGCTTACGTGATAATGGCCAAGTCTTACAACGTCAGTCACCACACAATTTCCAACATTCACAAAGGCATTGCCTGGAAACAGGTCAAAGTTTGACTTTGTGTTAGTACATACATACCACCACTCAAATCTGGGGTGGTATTACTCACGTCCTGGGTATGACGTTAAACTGCCTAATTTTTTTACTCAATTCAACTCATGACTCAACAACTCGACGCAAACTACAACGCTGACTTGCTTGATGCCATGGCTGACATGGCATATGAACAAGAGCAAGCCATGCGTGAATCCGATCAATCTGAATGGGAGGGCGTTATTTATGACGACGAAGACGCCTCATAAAGAGAACGACATCATCATTGTCGTTATCGCAATTATTTCAATCATCATTACGGAGTTCATCTCATGCTTCATCCAGAAACCCAAGCCATCGCAGAAACCTTTGGCTACATCCCCTTCTCCGAAGAAGAGGGCTCAGAGCAGTTCCAGGCAGACATCACCTACGTCTCTGGTGAAACCAAACGTGAACCCAGGACAGGAGATGTCAAAGCCGACAAGAACAACACGCTCTGGGCCTACTGGAAGCCAAGGTACGCAGAAGAAGACCTCGAAGGTTGGTACGAAATCCCAAGCAACGAGGACATCGAAGAATGGTCGTTCGACAGCGTCTGCTTCACCCCAGGTGATGACGAAGTTGAACCAGACCATCCCGACAGCTGGCTCAGTATCCTCGGTTTGATTTAATGTCTACGCATCAGAAAGTAGAACAACCAGCGCTGACACTTCAACAACGCAACTTGTATCTGTATTATTTGGCACATCGCAAAAACCATGGTAAACAACCATGTTTCGTGCCAAAGCTTACAGCTCGAGTTTCTCGGTTGCCTGATTACCTCAGAGCATTAGAGAAGTTAGAGAAATACAAGTTAATTTCTGTTGATCGCAGCGCTGATAATTACACGGCATGGATCATCAAAGATCCTGCCAACACATAAGTTTTACTTATATCTGGTATGGGATATTCCTTGATAAATACAAGGCTATCCCCCAGACCCCCGTAGGGGAGTACCAGAGAGTAATCCTTTTATTAGTAGAAGTATTCCCTTTATCAACCCAATTCATCAACCATGACAACACCAACTACCTATCCAACTATTGATTGGAAGAAGAATGAGTATGTCCATGTTCAAGAAGCATTGACCATCCTCAAAGATGTCATTGCTCGTGAAGATAAACGACATGAGATGGATCAACATCTCACACCTTCAATGTACTCATTGATTGCTTATGAAATCATCCCAATGATTCAAAATGAATTGGATTATGAGGATTGTGATCCAACACCAAACGAACCTGGTGAACCACCTATTACTGCAGTTGAAATGCACACTGCTGCATGGAAGCAACACCAGCAAATGCACTCGTAAATCTTAAGAGAAGATGAAGAAGCAGGGGGCTGGGTCGCATTAGACCCTAAGTCAGGTGCGGCCTGACGCCCCTTGCTTCATCGTTGATATTCCGATGGTTGCCTGAAAACCAACGGAATCCCCTTTTAAACAATCTGCTGGCCAGCAGGTCCCTGCAGGAGACGTGCTCATTGTAACCACATTGCAATGTCCTTGGCCAGCCTTTGACAACCTTGGTAGACTTAACGCATTCAACTCAGCTCAGTCTTATGGATGATCGATTATTGATGATCGATGAGGTCATCGACAAATTTAATTTTGAACGTGTGCACATTGCCATGACAGCATTGGATTGGCAATGGCAAACAACAGCAGGTAATGGGCACGCAGTGCCTACACTACCCAGACTCAAAGCTATGGCCAGGCACTTGCTCATGGAAGCCATGAAAAACAAGGTGGTTGGTACTGGTGGATTCGAAGCTCGTTACCATCCAAAGGTGGATGATGAATCAGAGTATTTCGAATTGAAATTCATTTTATGTGAATCTGATTCTTACGATGATTGATTCAATACAAACAGAAAGATACAATCAAATTTTTAATGTTGTATCTCGTTGTATTGCTCATCCACATTCAACACTTGTGCCTCATGACAAACAACGTGCACTTGCTTTGATTTCATTCCTTTCCAAAGAGGATGAAATGGTTGATTATTTTTACTCTCAAATGAGTGAAGATGATGCCAAAGCAGTAAAACACATTCGTAAATCAATTCATGACTAAAAAGTCAGCCTTTAACTTTGATCGCACCATACACGGTGTCAACATCACCGAGCATGGCATCAAATCATTCACCAAATCAATTCAGCTTGGGCCGTTTCAGCTAACGCTGAACGCCCGTAAGTCTGGTGTCTTGGGATCTATATCAATCCCTGGCACCGGCTTGTCCAAGCGCAACATCAAACTCTTTGATTTCTAATCAACTCATGTCAGCTCAATCCGACTGTCTTGATCTGTTTGATCGGATCAATCTTGCTAACTGTGCAATGGAACGTGCCCGTATTAACGTTCTTGACCAAGATCGTTTTTACGGTGAGTACAAAACCGCAAGGTTTTGGACTAAGTACCGTTGCATGATTACCAAAGAATACTCCTACGTGGATTACACCTGATGTCTGTACTTGCAATCGAAGACACCACTATCGACGGAATCAATGTCACTGTTACAGCAGTTGTTGACGAAATGCGGTTGCTTTACAAAGCAACTCATCTCGACCCTGAAGAATGGGCTCCTGCATTATGCACAGCTTCTTTCGAGCTGGATGAAGGAGAACAAGTTCCTACTGACGAAGATAGCTTCTGTAGCTATCTTGATTCACTCGATCTTAACTGGCAACTCCTCGACACCTCCGATTGGAATTTAGACTAATGATTGGTTTCTCCATCGAATTCAAACGTTGGTACATCACCTTGCGTGGTCCCAAAGGCAGAGTTTATCTGTGCACTGGGTTTGCCAAACGTTTACCTGTGTTTATCTCACCTGCTCAAGCTTATGCATTTGAGCAAGCTATTGACGATAGTCATTCTGCAATCCTTGCAGAAGAATGGATTGACAATGTAGAAGATGACGAAACAGATGACGAAACTGATGAAGAACTTCTTAATCAGTTGAAATCTATTCGTTAACACCACGTCCTGAGCATGACTTTAAACTGCTCATCACTACAAATTCACTTTGAACTCAACTCATGCATGAAACCTAACTTACTCCCACCAGTTAAATATCTTCAACAAATGTTTTACTTGGATACAAATTCTCCAAGTGGATTGCGTTGGCGTAAAGCACCCAGTGCTTGGACCAAAGCAAACTCAATTGCTGGTATCCAACGAACTAAAGATCATTACTGGCGCGTACGTTGGAAGTACCAAGGTAAAGCTGTAGATTATATGGCTCATCGAATTGTGTATGCATTACAACATGGCTGCGATCCTGCTGACATGTTTGTTGATCACATACACAATGACAAAGACAACAACAAACCTTTGCGTTTAGCTACTAAACTGCAAAACTCTCAAAATCGAAACGGTCGCAAAAACACAACAAGCATTTATAAAGGTGTTTGTTTGATTAAAGCAACCGGGCGATGGCGTGCCACTATTCGTGTTGATAAACAATTCAAACACATCGGTGTTTACGCAACACAAGAAGAAGCAGCTTTGGCTTACAACGAAGTTGCTTTGTTATATTTTGGTGAGTTTGCTCGCCTTAATCAAATCAATTCATCTCAAAACTAACCATGCAATTTGCTCTTCCCTCTAACCTACAAACTGAACTGCTTGCTTACGACCCCACGCTTAAGAAGCTGGCACAAGCAAGCAAACCCAAGACTCAAAGCAAGAAAGCCAAGTATCCCCTTGGTAATGTCGGTGCATTGATTCCAACGGAAGTCATCCGTGAATCACTGCAGCAGGATGCTATAGACAACATCAACGGCGTTGGTGTTGCTTCAAGGTATCAATTGTTTACACGATTTCAAGATCAGAAATCTGTACCTGTTGCAATCATTTATCACTTTGAGCAATGCTGGTATGCAGCATGGCTACCACCCAAAGGTAAAGAGAACGAATATATTTACGGCTACACCATTGCATTCAAGAACAACAACGCTGCATCCAAATCAGTTCCTCATGCACTGTGGACCAGTCGTGAGGACATGGAGCTACGTACAGTTGGTCGTTCTGAAATTTATTATCGTACACGGCTGATCAACAAGTACGACATTCAAGCTGGCAACGATGGCCGCCACTGGCGTGCCATGGGTGTTGCTAACTACTATCAAAAGTCACGCGACATTCATGAAGCGTTGACCAAGTTTGAAGATCAACTGCGTGCGAGCATTCCATCTTGGGATGATGCACGCGGAATGTTTGATCGTATCAAATGTTCCTGCGTAGCAGATGCACTAGAACTTGACAAGCTTCAAGGATACTGGGCTATTGGTAAAGTCAGCAAGCACGAGTGGATACCATCGGTAGATAACTTCTTTCGTATTGTTGACTATTACTATGCACTCAGTGGTTATGAAGGATGCGAGTACCGTGATGTACAACGCATCCGTCACATCATTGATAAACCATTCTTTCGTCGTTGGATTCAACGACGTTGTGATGACATCATTGAAAACTACAACAATCCAAACAACAGAATACTGAAAGTTATTCGTCGTCCATGGAAACAGATTGCACATCTGTGTTATGTCATCAACAGTGTGCATACCCTGTGGCCTGATGCTCCGCTTGATTATTATCAAACTTATCTAGATGCACTGCTAAACATTCGGCTGCGTCAAAGTGCAAACGATCAAACCATTGAATGGATTAGGCAACACATGGGTGTTGCATCGTATTTCAAAATGATTGATAAGCATTTTCATCGGATGCTTAAGGAATGTACTGATGCTCGTTATGCCTATCTTTTTGATTCAGATCTTGATTGTTATCAATTTTCATTTAGTGATTGGACTGATACTTTGTCCATGCTTTCCCGTGTACTGGAAGCTGGCGTAACAGTAGAAGCTCCTAAACGTTGGCGTATTGAAGAATTCCATGATCACATCCAGGCTGAGTCCTGGAAGATTAAGAATCCAAATGAAGGACTGCCCCAGGATTTATTCCCGCAGCCCGTCAAGGTTCAACATGACGGTCAGTCATGGTCATTCTTCCAACCGGTTGATACCCATCAACTTGCTATGTGGGGTCAAGCCGTACGCAATTGCGTTGGCTCTGCATCCCATTACGCTGAGGACTGCAAGAAGAAGAAGCACTTCATTGTGCTTTGCATGCTTGATGGCAAACCTCAGTTCACCATCCAGCTCACCGTAGACATGGGCATGATGTCCGTCAAACAGATTGCTGGTATTGCCAACCAACGATTGACGGACGAGCAGAAGGATCAGTACACCGCAGCATTCAAGCTTGCATTGCAAGAACGCGAATCTGCGCTACAGTCCTGACGGCCGAGCCCAAGTTGACCAGCCTTAGCCTCGATACTAGGGCTGGTCCTTACCTCATGACTGACTACACCGATGATCAACTCCTAGCCATGGCCATGGCAAACATCGGAGAATTCATTCACGACAATTCACCTCAGTACATCCTCATCGAGGAAGACCCTCGCAATGAGGAAGACTACGACACATGGGAATATGGCACTGAACCATTGCCCCATGATCACACTTGGCACTCAGCATCCATTGATGTTGAGGTAAGTCCAAGTGAGCCCGAGTAGCCCAGCGGAAGAGGCAAGCGACTTAAAATCGCTCCAGCGTGAGTTCGAATCTCACCTCGGGTACCACTCAACTCAATTCATTACAACAATGGAATTCCTTTCCGCTTTTCGTCATCTTATCCCTGAGTTCCACGCTTACTCTGATGAAGAGCAGCGTTACAACATTGGAGCAACCTGGACAGCGGCTGACGGTCTTAAGGACTATCACAACCTTGAACTACGGTACGTTCGAAACTCAGAGCGTCTTGCCCTCCAAGGTGATCCCCAGCCTGATGGCAGCTGGAAGTATGTGGAACCCTGCGGTCGTGTCCACACCATGTCCGCAGACCGAGCCAAGCTGTTCATGGAACAGACCCATGCCCATGCCAACATCATGTGCGGCATGCTGGACCGGCTCAAGGAAGCAGGATTGCTTGAACAGGTAGTGGACACCAGTGCCCAACCTGCCTAGTATTCATACGGAATGTTCGGCCCCTGCCTTGGCGGGGGCTCTTTCTTATGAAACTCAATCCTGACTCACAACTAGAACAAGAAGAACAATCACAAGAAATACCTCAACCTGATCCAGTTGATATGGATCTGGTACTCAAGGTTATTGATATGGTGCCACGTCACACTTGGCCTGCTGTGCTTGATGCAGCTGTTGCCAACATTGTCAATGAGTTACCTGTTGAAACTATGTTTCGCATGTGCGAACTTTATTTAACGGATTATTACTTACAAAATCCCATGGAGATTATTCCTGATCTTATGCGGATTAAAGGTGAAGAGTCTGCGCTTTATATTCTTGATTCATTACAGCTGGATAAAATTCCAGGACCTAAAGCCAAGCGCGAGCAAGAAGAACAGGAACAATTTGTAACTGATAACGCACCTTGTTCTATTGATTCCCAATGAACTGCCGTTCATGTAACAGCACCAACACTCGTGTTACATGTACTAACAAATTAATGCCTGATGTAGTAAAACGCTATTGCAGGTGTTTAGACTGCGGCACACGATTTCGTACTGTTGAACGGTATGAAATTGCTAAACGTATTGCCATTAATCAATATGTACCGGAAGGTACAACTAATGGTCACTCACGTTTAAATGCTGACGAGGTGTTAATGATTCGTCATTTACACCAAACTGGTTTATCTAATGGTCAAATTGCTATTCGGTTTGGCCATGATCGCAGCACCATTTCAAAAATTGTCAACTACAAAACCTATCGCAACATCAAATGACAACCAAAACTAAAGTCAACTACGCCATTGGTGATCGTGTGGCAGAACGCCCTAAAACCCATGCGCTTATGACAGTTCGTGCTGAAGTGCGTGAACGCATTTTTCAATACCGTAGTCAACGTTATGGTACGGTTATTGGATTTAAAACCAAAGTAAATGCACGCGGTCAGAACACTAAGTTCCTTGTGATCCAATGGGATCATTTGAAGTCACCAACTGAGCATGCTCAGATGCGTATCTGTCCTATTGATCAGTTAGATAAGTTGACTAAAGAAGTGATTGTCCCAGGGGAATGATATGGATATTCGTACAAAAATTGTTATCGATGGTGTTGCTTGGGGTCTTGCAATTTTTGCAATACTTATATTGATATTTGCAATAGTAAAACCTGATCCACCGCAAGGAGAACGCTTTAAAGTAGTGGACAAATACGAAGGTTGTGATGTTGTTAGATACACTGATGCATCCAACACTTGGCATTATTTATTGAGGTGTTCCAAATGAAAGTTCAGTTGGTTTGGTCTACGCCAAATGCAGAAGAAATGATTGTCAAGATGGCTCGGGTCTCTGCCCCGAAGAATCAAGACAACATGGATACTGCACCACAATTACTTAAGTATCTCATCAACAACAAACATTGGTCTCCATTTGAAATGGGGAACATGTGCGTTGAGATTGAAACAACTCGTGCAATTTCACCTCAGATATTGAGACATCGGTCGTTTTCATTCCAGGAATTTAGTCAACGCTATGCAAACACAGCAGAGCTTGGTTCAGCTGTTATTCCTCATTTGCGTCGTCAAGATTTTAAAAATCGGCAGAATAGTATCGATGATTTATCTGCTGATGCTATCGCCGGCTATTATCGTCGCATCAGCCAGTTGTATGAAGACGCCGAACATCTGTATAAAGAGATGCTCAGCACAGGTGTCGCAAAGGAATGCGCTCGATCTATTCTGCCACTTTCAACACAGACCCGTCTTTACATGAACGGTACACTCCGTTCATGGATCCACTATCTCCAACTTCGTTGTGACCCAGGAACCCAGTTTGAACACAGACAAATTGCAGAAGCCATCAAAGGAATCTTCTGCACAGAATTCCCTGTTATTGGGGAAGCCGTTTTCCAAGGAGAAGCAGCTTCCTAAACGTGACATGGAAGAGTGGTTAGCCGAGGGTCACGGCCGCTTGTTTTTTTAATTCTTTGACAGCATGTTGGGATTCATTGTCCCGGCGTGCTTTCTTTTTCTTTTGGCTTATCAGATAAACAATCAATGCTTGTTTCATGATTCAGTAGCTATTGTTACAGAATTATATGAGCAAGCCTGAAATTGATGTCGTTCATCCTGTTACCAAAAGGGTGCGACCTCACGGCGATCACTCCGCAAGGTCGTTCAGTTACCAACCAGAGGAAACGATAAAAACTCTGGTTCCCTTGAGGCTGACATCGTTCTTCTTTGCCTCATTACTATTATGGATCTGGAATATTCCTGATCGGTAATATGGACCTGAGCACGTCCTTAAACTACTTATAAGCTACGCTTATCAATTCAATTCAATTCAACTCATGAAACTCCTCAAGTTTTCTACCGGCAACGGTAAGCTCAAGAATCGTTTAATTTTTTCGTTGCCAGCGGGTTATGCCTGTCCCCACGCTGGTGTTTGCAAGACCTTTGCTGATCGCGCCACAGGATCTATTACTGATTTGCCTCAGTACACAGGCGTCGAAGCAACCAATGAATACCGTTGCTTTGCTGCTATGGCAGAGGTTAGGCCTAACGTCCGAGAGGCTCGTTGGCACAACTGGGATTTGTTGCGTGAAACACTGCACATGAATGGCAACCAAGCGTTGTTATTGCGTGACTTGATTGACATGTCATTGTTGATGCATCCGCCCAAGCAACTGGTTCGCATCCATGAGTCCGGTGACTTCTGGACTGAGAACTACATGAAGGCTTGGATGATGGTGGCGCAAGAGCGGCCCCAACAAAAGTTCTATGCCTACACCAAATCGCTAGGCATGTGGTACAACCTACGGGAATCTATTCCATCCAACTTCTACCTGACCGCATCCTTTGGTGGCACACTTGATTACCTCATTCCTAAATATCCTGAGGTCTTCAAGCGGGTGGCACATGTGGTCTACACAGAACAGGATGCAGCTACACAAGGTCTGGAGATTGACCATGACGACAGCCACTGCCTAGGCGACAAACCGTTTGCACTTCTGGTGCATGGCAGCCAGCGAGCTGGGTCAGAAGCCAGCCAAGCCATTGCTCAACGTAAGAAGGAAGGGGGATTTGTGGGATACGGCAAATCAAATCCTCATAAATCCTGAAGACACTTGCAAGGATTGACAGATCAGATATCATCTGTCCGTCTTACATTTTTTGCATGTCTTACGTGATTGCTACCTGGAAAGATGGCAGGCCGTATGCCATTACGGCCTGCTCTAATTCCAATCAGTTCCAGTTAATTCCGTTAGATTTAGAAGTAGCTCTGAGCAAGATTTTCTCCCACCCATATCGGGCTGGAGCACAGAACATCCTGGCGTGGATTAACAACAATGACAAACAGCTTGCCGGTGCGGAACTCTCAATTCAAGATGAAGCCCGATTCAGAAAATGAATCTTGGTTGATCTTTGACCTTGAATCAGATGGCCTGTATGACAAAGTCACGAAAGTTTTCTGTGTTGTCATCTATGACATCACACGAGCAAAAACTTTTACTTATGGGCCTGATCGCATTGATGATGCTATTGCTCATCTGGCAACCGCTGATGTACTCATTGGTCACAACGTAATTTTTTACGACCTACCAGTTCTGCAAAAACTGCATTCATTTGACCCCAAATCATGCATTATCGACACATTAATTTGCACCAGATTGATTTGGCCCAAGGAAGTATTGGAGGACCTGGACAATGAACAATATCCGCAGGTTCCAGCGAAGAACCGTGGATCTGCATCACTTAAGGCCTGGGGATGGCGCTTGGCCGATCATAAGATCAGCTTCAAGGACTTCTCCCAATATTCTCAAGAGATGCTGGACTACTGTGTCCAGGACGTGGCAGTCACCACAAAACTCTGGCGGTTCATTGCATCACAAAGTTACCCTGCGCCAGCACTCAAGTTGGAGCATGACTTTGCCTTGGCAATTAACCGACAAATTCGAGCAGGTTTTCCTTTTGATATTGATGCATGCCTTGATCTTGTGGATGTTCTTAGAGCAAAGCAAGCAGAGCTTGAAGTCCACTTAAAAGAATTGTTTCCGCCGATACGGCATGAGGAAACCTTCATCCCTAAGGTGAACAACAAAACCCGTGGCTATGTTAAAGGTCAGCCCTTCACGAAGGTTCGCTTTGAGGAATTCAATCCGGGATCTCGTCAACAGATTGCAGACCGACTTAGACAAAAGTACGGATGGACGCCTGAAAAAACAACGGACAAAGGAAATCCAATACTTGACGACGATATACTCGCGGCTTTGCCCTACCCCGAAGCACAACCCCTAGCTGAATACATGTTGATCAAGAAACGTCTTGGTCAGATTGCAGATGGCAACAACGCATGGCTCAAATTGGTAAACAATGATGATCTATGTATACACGGCGATCTGGTTACTAACGGCTGCATTACTGGGCGCTGTGCACACCGCAATCCAAATATGGGCCAAGTCCCAGCGGCTTACTCCCCTTACGGAAAGGAGTGTCGAAATTTGTTCCATGCTCCTTACGGGTGGAACCTTATTGGTGTTGACGCTAAGGCACTTGAATTACGTTGCCTCGCTGGATACCTTGCCATATGGGATGACGGTGAGTATGCCCGTCTTGTGACAGATGAATCCATTGATATTCATACCTATAACCAACAACAGTTTGGCGTAGCTACCAGGGACATCAGCAAGCGTTTGCTCTACGGCATGCTTTATGGATGTGGTGCAGCCAAGGCAGGAACAATTATTGATCCGAATGAAAAAGATCCAGATGTTCTACGTCAAATGGGAAGTACTGCAATTAATGGATTCATGAATGGTGTACCAGCATTGCGTGCACTGAAGAACAATCTGTCACTGACAATCCAATCCCGTGGTTATCTGCGGGGCCTAGATCAACGGGCATTGTTTTGTCGATCTGAATTCAAAGGATTAAATGTCCTCCTTCAAGCAGCAGGGGCTCTCATCATGAAACAAGTGGTTATTAATGTTCACAACAATCTTGATGCCATGGGTTTAGTTCATGGCAAGGATTGGATTCAACACGCCATGATTCACGATGAGATTCAGCTGTCCTGCCCATCCGATCTGACAGCCACGGTCCAAGAGCAAGCTTTGCGTGCGTTCCCGCAAGCACAGGACTTCTTTGGATTCCGCTGTAAGATTGAGGGCGACTCAAGGGTTGGTCACACCTGGGCAGAAACTCACTAGCCAACATTACTAATGACCCAACAGCTTTCTCCCGCTGCTGAAGCCGTGCTTGATGCAGCGTTGCCTCACATAGTTCACCGCTACTCCGTCGCCGCCGCCCTGCGTGCTGCTGCGGATCATGTTTACCACGACTGGTCTGGATTTAACTGCGTTGATTACCTGTGCGAAATTGCCGCCGAGCTGGAGGGTGCGCAATGACCACTGACTTTCGCGCCCTGTGCGTTGAGTTGACTGATTGCCTAGAAAAAGCAGACTGGCCGCACCGCTACAAAGCCGTGTTTCAGCAGTGGACAGACATTGCTCACGCCGCCTTAGCTAAACCAGATGGACCGACTGTGTCCGACGACAGGGAGCCGGCCTCTGTCATTCCCCAGCTTACTCAGCAGCTCCACCGTCGAGCAACAGTCCTTCTGATCCGCAAGGTGATTGAACAAGCTCTCCGCGACACCGCATCAGTTCACTGGCGTGTGGCTGATACCGGCGAGCAACTTGTACGCGCCAGCGATTTACTGGCGTGGGCAGAGCACATGGAAAAACAAATGGAGCAACTCGATGACTGACTTCAGCATTGATTCAGAAGCTGGTCGCATCGGTCAGTTCTGGTGGTTCAACACCAACAACGTTGACCGCCTCTGGCTGGGAAACGTGTCACCTTGGGTGAAGAAGTGGTGCATCCGTTGGGGCACCTGCGGCATTGGCCGCGACATCCACGTTGTAATGGCACCTGCCCATGACTGACCAATTTGTTAGCACCAACAAAATGGTGCCCGCACGTGAGCTTGTTCAAAAATGGGCAAACGAAACGGACTACGACGAACGCAGCTGGCTTTACGAGATCCACATAGCAAACCGCGCTGCTGCGTGGGGAGCTGACCAGCAACTAACAGCAGCTGCGAAATGGTTGGATCACAATGCCTTGAATGAACCTCACCTAAGGATCACCCCAGTGGGAGAATCATTGAAAGAAGCGATGCGTCCAAAAAGTGCAAAGGAGCGGGCATTGCACGATCTTCATGCTGCTTATAACGCGGATCAAATTGATGACCTTACTTACCAAAATATCCTTTGCGCTTTGGGCCAGCTTGCTGGCTAACTTTACCAACACAAGTAAAAGCGACTAATCATCATGACTAACCAATTCCGTGTGGCTGGGCAAGACCTTCAGCCCAATTCCATCATCCTTAACACAAGGGACACCAAAGAAATCGCCAAGTTTACTGAAGACGGTTTCTACTACAAAGGTGAGTTTGTTGATGACGCCGGAGAGGTGCATCGTTTGTTCAAAGAGGTGATGTATGAAATGCAACACAGCAAGTGGAAAGATTTGTGTAAAGATCTTGTAAATGATCTTGCGTGGTGGCTTGAAGGTAATTGCAAGCCTTCAGATTATCCAGACAAGGAAGAAGCTAGTTTTCAATTACTAAAACGTGCTGAAAGCGAGTTAAAACTTGATGAATCCATTAGTGGAAAGGACTAATGAGTGTTCCTGATTATCTTTTTTGTGCTTTTTGTTTGCTCTGTGTCACTTATTATTTTTCAAGACAATGACTGACCAATTTGTTGACGCTAACAAAATGGTGCCGATCACCCCACCGCCGGAGCTGGTAGACCAGTGGTGGAGCGAGGTTGGCGAAGTTCGCAGCGCCGGTTTTCGCATTGCTTTACACATCGCCACCCAGGCCGCCCGCTGGGGCGCTGACCAAGAGCTGGAGGCGTGCTGTGAGTGGCTGGACAATGACGACTTTCGAGAGCTTTCAGAAGAACTCCGCGCCGCCCGCCGCCCCAAGCCGCCGAGCTTGAAGGAGCAGGCGCTGGAGATTCTGAATGCAAGGTTTGATGCTTTGCCTCCCATCGATGCTGGCACCATCCGCCGCGCTCTCGAATCTCTGCCCTCGTAGACAACATCACTACCACCACTATGCCCGTTACAACTATCAAACGATGCCAGTCTGATCCCGACTGGTGGTACACAGTCGAAGATTGCAATGTTGAAGTTTACGATGAGCCGGACAGTGGGTTGACAATCAAGGCTCACGATGAGCACAGAAGGGATGGCACCATTCTTCTTTCTATTAACAAGGAGGACGCTTTGTTGATCCGCGATGCTATCAATCAGCTTTATCCGCCCTCTTAGTCCACCTCACTACCACCATGACTAACCCCACCCCACTGAGCCCCGCCGCGCAGGCGGTTGTAGCTGCTATTGAAAAATTTGACTGGGAATCTGGTCATTTCTCCCGTGAAGAGATTTGGGCTTTATCGAAAGAGGTGACCGCCGCCGCCCTGCGTGCTGCTGCTGCCAATTATCGTTCCAAAGTGTCATATGCCCTTCCAAATAAATTTGTTAATGGTGTGTTGACTGTTGCAAACGCATTAGATGAAATCGCCGACGAGCTGGAGGGTGCGCAATGACCACCGACTTTCGCGCCCTGTGCGCTGAGCTAATTGATGTGTGGGACGCCGCCACCGATCAGGATCTGCTCGACATGCACGAGGCGATAGAACGCGCCCGCGCCGCCCTGGCCAAGCCCGAGCCGGATGGGCCGACGAATCAAGAGATTGAAGAGTGGGCAGACGCTTGCTCCGAAGCGCCGCTGGAAGAACTGGACCCAGAGGTTCACGGCTGGAGGCGGTGCTTTACAGCTCAGGAGTTCAGCAAAACAATCCGAGCTGCTTTGGCCCGCTGGGGCCGATCAGATGGACCGGCTGTGCCCGACGGCAGGGAACCGGCCTCTGTCACTGCTGAGCCTAGCGACGATGAGCTGTTGAGCCTTGAGCAACTGCGCAACGCATGGAACGCTCAGGCAGATGCCGCGAACAACTGGGACGAGCTGGGCGTTGACGAGATCATCTGGTGGGCGCAGCGCCAAGCACTCGCCCGCTGGGGCCTCCCAACTACCGAGGAATCCTCGGCAGCTCAGCCCGCCGCCCCCTCGTAGTCGGAGCAACTAATCCGTCCTAGGTATGACGTTAAACTGCCTTACACCTAACTTCTCGAACTCATGAACTTTGCATGCATGTACGCGTATCTGTCAGAAGATCCGCGTGAGGTTTTTACCTCTGCAAACTCAACTGCCATGCGGTGCAGCGTTATGCTGCCACCCGTGGGTAACAAAGCACCAACTCAACTTGACCTCAACATCTATGGCAAAAACGCCGAGCGTTTCTCCAGGCTTCGCAAAGGAACCTATGTCTACGTTCACGGCGCCAAGCTACGCTTTGACCTTGAGAACAGGACACACTCGCTCCATGGCGGCACTGTTGTACAGGTCAATGATCAGTTCCCGATGCTTAACACCGTCATCCTCGGCGGGCGTTGCGTTAAAGACATTGCTACAGACGATGCCAGGGCGTTTAAAACTACGGAAAGTGGGTTGATGATCTGCAATCAAACCTTGTCTGTTAATACGGGCAGGAACCAAGCAGATCTGTTTAACTTCTATGCCATTAATACGGCAGAAGATAAATTAAACAACGCTGAACTTTTAGTGAATTTCACCAGAAAAGGAACAGGGTTGACGATCCAAGGCAGGCTGGTTACTGATGCCTGGAAAGATCCCAATGGTGAAAAGAAATCTCAGACCAAGATTCAGTTGGTGTCTATGACACTGGCACCCAAAGGCAATGCTGGACCCACGCAGGAGATCAAGCCGTCGACCACACTGTCGTCTGATTCGGCTGCTCCCCTGTGGGGCGGGCGTGGGTCAGAAGAGGAAAGTGATCCTTGGTCTGTGACTACGGGTCTGCCGGATCTGCCTGGCCAGTACGGCGCTGCACCTGAATTAGAGGAAGCACCTTTCTAATGGAATCTCCTATGGATTATGAAGCTGTAGTACCAGTTGGTGTTGAGCTTCCGCACGATACTTTTATGTTGTTGCATCAAGATGGCAATAGCCAGAACATGACAACATTCACAGAAGTATTTGCTGACAACATTGTTCGTCACATTGTTGATTTCTTGCGTGGTTGTGGTCACTACGATGATGTGATTTATGGCTGCATGCGAGACATTGCTGACGAATACTTTGATTGTCAAGAAAAGAAACAGGATGCTTTGCGCTCCAAGTCTTCTGATCTAGACTCAGACTCCGTCCTGGGATGACGTTAAAAGCACCATGCCCAACTCAGACATCACCATGACTGCAACTCCGACTGACATGATGACCGATCAGTGGATGGATGAACTTGAATCCGAAACCACTTCTGCACCTTCTCTGAAAACCACCAACAAAATGACTGTGAAGAAAACCTCTGCTCTTGCAACCCGTGGGCTGGAATCTTTCAAGATGTTCCAGTCCAAAGAATTTGTGTCTGGCTACCAGAATCTGGTGACCATTCAGCCGCTGAACAAGTCTAAAACTCGTGGTTGGTTTGTTCGTAAGTCCGATCTGGATACCTGTGGTTGGACTGCTACGGAAGATCAGTTTGCTAAAGGTTCTGTTATCTGGAACTACAAGCAAACCTTTGGTATGGCACCCAACACCTCCATTGAGGAAGGACTGAACTTCACTGAGCCTCGCGTTCAGATCCTGCTGCGTTCTCCCTTAATGGTGGAAGAGACCGGCGGCATGCGCCAAACTATTGGCACCTTTGAGAACCCTGAAGTCAAGGCCCTGTTTGATGACGACAAGGTTGCCTCTGATTTGGCTAACAGCAAAGGTGAGATGTACAAGCGCCGTTACAGCGTGCGTACCAAATACCTGGTGTACATTCTGACCCAGGACAACAAGCGTGCTCACAAGATTCCGATGGTGCTGACCCTCAAAGGTCTTAATGGCACCGACGTATCTGAGAAGGTACGCATGTATGAGAAGGAAATGTCCAAGTGCCTGAGCAAGGCGCTCGATGCAGAAGTGCCCTTAAGCTTTAATGAAAAGTTCTACGCCACTACCGTTTTTGCTCCGGTACTTGCCAATGAAATGCGTGGAGCCAACAACGTTGAGATCTGCGCAATCGAATCTTTTGACATCCCTGATTACAGCACTCAGGAAGATGCCATCGAATCGCTGAGCCGCATGTCGATTCCTGATGAAGATCGGGAATCAACCTGGAAGTTCCAGGAACTGTTCAACGATTACATCAACATTCATGCCAAGCAGGATGCTGAAAAGCTTGGTGGTGCCTATGGCATCAAGGATGGTGTCGAGATTCTGCCAGTGTCCCGCACTACAGATCCTGTGGATGTCAAGGCACTGCCTGCTCGTGACCCCATGACCGGAGAAGACGATTCACTTTGATGGAATGTCTGGGTTAGTCAGGTCACTTTGTTCAACAGCAACGTTGTTGAAAATAAAGATGTCCTGAACTAACCCACGAATAACACCTTGACGTTGAGTGGCGATCCGCGCAAGCAGGGTCGCCATTTCTTTCAAGACACTTACCGAGTTACATTCATCAATGGAACGTTTGATTTTTTCTTCCCAGAACTTATCTTCCATTGAAGGTTCGATCTGGAATTTACTTAGTGGGACGTACTTAATTTCCATTTGTACACCACATAACAATTCATTCTAGTTCTAATTAAACAGATGAATTCTAAAGAAAAAGCTGCAATTGTTACAGCTGGAACGTTTGGTGCAGTAGGTGCCAGTGTACTGGCTGTTGTTGGAAACCCCGTTGCTTGGGGTCTGCTTGCTTACGCCACGTATCGTGTTGCTAAAAAAGCTTATGCGGCCTACGAACCAGCGTCTAAACTCAAGGGCAAAGAGGACCAGGACACGGGCCTCTTCATCTGATTCCAACTCAACTCAATTCAAATCATGTCAATCAAAACCCACCAGGAACTCAACGCGGCGCAGGCGTGCATCTACACGCGGTCAAATCTCCGGCGTGCGTTCAAAGATTTTGACGACACTGACATCGCCGGGATCTATCTGCGAGATGATTCTTGCCTTGTGGTGCGGCGTGATGGTAGTGAGCAAACTTACAACCGGCCGCTAATCCAACATGCTTTTATGGATTACACCCAAAGGCTGAAGGATTTCTTTTCATATTTGGGACCTAACTACAGAGGTCCAAGCATCTGGCACAACAGTGCCTACATTATGTTTAAAGGTTGGCACTATACCCATGCCCTTGGACACATCACAGCCAACGCGCAGCTCCAGGCGCATTGGGCAGATCGATTCATACATCTATCAGACCCGGCAAAACTTACGGCGCTTCTCCAATCTGACCAAACGGACTTGGGGCATTTGGTGGCGCCGGACGGGTTGCGGCTTCCGAATCGCGGGGTTGACCTTGACTCTGAGCTGGAGGAAGAAACCTCAAGCGTACCGGCAGTCAATGCTGAACCTTATTGCTCATGTGGGTCCTTTCAGCGTCAGCTTCTTAATGTTTCAGAGTTTCAACAAGAGATCCAAGGGTTCAGACCCTGGTGTATTCATCTGACTTGGTTTCACAAATATCGGGAGTTGCTGTGCAAGCGTACGGAAGCACGCAATGCCAGCCCTGGTGGTACACCTGATAAGTGCGTGGCATGGTGGTACGCACCTCCTTCTGATGCCACCAGTGATGGACGTTTTGTTTTACTGCACACCAAATCTGGTGCACAAGCACCGCTAACCCATTGGCGTACTTACAAACCTAAAAAAGTGTTTACCCAACATGATGCATGGGATTTGTTTTTCAATATGTTGGAGGCAGGCTATGTCCCGTTCCCTGGAATAGCATTACCTCAGCTCCAAGCCGCAGTCAAGAAATCATGACTGACGACACCAAACAACTTATTGACAGGGCTATTGCTTTGCTTGAAAGTTACCCACCAACTCTTATGTCACAAACAACAGAACGTTACGATCTTGAACTGGATCAAGATACGCATTGGGGTCTCGTAAAACTTGGTGCAGAACTTAAGATGCATGCAGAAACCTATGCAGAAGAGGTATTAAAAGCACATGTCGAACACGAGCTGGGTAAACAAACTTCATGTGGAAGTGATTGATGAAGATGACGGCAGTTGCACAATTCGTATTGAATGGGATGAAACTGATCCAGAGTTAGCGGAGTGGACTAGCTGGGGCGAAGCGGGGCAAAGGGATTTTGTTATTGATGCCCTGTACTCCGCCTTGGAGTGCTTTGTTGACAATGACTTGACAGAGCCGGTAGACTAACTCCGCTTGCAGGTGAAGCCGTCCTGGGCATGACGTAAAACTGCCTGCCAACTCAACACATCACAACTCATGATTGAAGCTCTGATGGGAACTTTACTTCCCTTTATGAAAGATCTTCTTTGGACAGCAGCCGCAGCGCTGCTGGCCTACACAATCAACAAAGTTCAATCCCATTTCAATCTCATCTGATCATGACTCAAGTCACGCAAACTAAACTGGGGGATCTTAATGTCCTTCAGCTGTACGAGCACTATGGTGCCCTGGAACGCTCTCTTCCTCTCCTCACTCCTGAATCCCAGGACATGGCACGAGCCGAGTTGGAAACTTGCGCCAGGCTACGGTCTGAAAAGGTTGATCGTATCCACTACGCGCTGTCATCCCATGAGGAAGCGCTGGAGCATATTAAAAAAGAATCGGAGTTGTTGGCTCAAGCTAAACGCCATCACGAGTCGCAGCTTCGGGGATTGAGAAGCTTGTTGAGTTGGCTTAGGCGTGCACTGCCTAAAGATGAAAACAAAATTACTGGCCGGAACTATCAGTTTGTTCTAGTTAAGAAGAAAGATCTCACAGTCGAGATCTCCTCTGATGTGGACTCATGGGATGCAGATGAGCGTCAGCAATTCTGCATTGAGCAAGAAGTCACCACAACTAAACAAACCGTGGTACGTTCTATGGATGGGACGATCCTCGAAGAGAAGATCGAACCTAAAACCAAAACTGAAATCATTCCGAATTTAGATGCCATCCGCAACTCGTACAAAGTCGGTCAACGCCTCCCCCATGGAGTCAAAGTCGTCCAGGAATACAGCATCCGCACCAAGCGAATCATCTCTCAATCCAGCTTGGATTCAAGCTTGGATGCCTTGGAAGCATCCGAACATTTGGGAGAAGTTCTACGAGAAATTGGAGCCACCGACTGATTTGGAAGATGCTCACATCAAGATGAGCTGCCATAATCACGCTGTTGATGATTGTAATTTACAACTGCAAATCAATGAGCTGGAAACATCCATGCTTTATGACGGCGATGAGGTTCCTCCGTACCAATCCAGTACAGCAGAAGATCTTGAATACAAGAAACTGAAGCTACTGCAAGGCAAGCGTTTCCACCAAAACGCAGCCCGTGCTTATTGGTATTACATGGTACGGGCGGATAAATAACAAGCAATACAATGAATAAATAAGTAAGGGGAACCATGATCGACGGAAACGTATCCAAATTGCTGGCTGGGTTTACGCAAGATGGAACTCCCCTTGCGGCTATTGTTGGCAGTAAGCAAGAGTGGGGCGTCACAATTTTGTGCGCCTCCATGCTTGCTAATGAAGCACTGGCATCTCAGATGACAGCAGAAGAAATGGTTGATGCTGCCATCAACTATTACAACGTCATTCAAGAACGGCTTGGTTATTACCAGCAGCAACAAGCACATTCTCTTGAGCGTCTGCTAAATAACTGAAATGGAATTGGCTGGGCGTTACGCAGCTTTTTTACTGCCAACAGATTTATCTAAAGAAGCAGATCCCTCCCGTGAATTTGGGCGGGGGTCTGCTGCTTTTTCTTTACGTCGTGATATGCCATCAACCTTGTTTGTTCAGGACCATCCTCGACTAGCATTTAACGCGCAAGGTTTAGGCTTTAGCGACGAGCCATGATTCTTCCGGAAGATTGTTACGTTCCTCTTAAAACAAAATCAATTAACCTTTTTAAATATTTACAGTTGCTTATGCAGTCTTCTGTGGACTGGAATAAGCATTTTGGTTTTGATTGTATTGAGATACCACGTAGCAAGTGGATTGAACAAGAGCCAGCTTTAGCTCAAGTTCACCAACTGCATCCCATTAAACAGCTGGGACTGTTGCGTGTTGCTCCATATTCTTTTTATGACTGGCATGTAGATGTCTACCGCCAGTCTTGCATCAACATGCTGATCAATCTGGATCACCATAGCCATACCTTGTTTGGCTACCAGGCTGATGACCATAACAAAGACATTATTGAACTGCGCTATCAACCCAGAACTTTTTATTTATTTAACAATCAAATTGAGCATTGCGTGGCCAATCTTGATGGGCCGCGCTATATGTTCTCACTTTATTTTGAAACGGAAACCCATTTTGAATTCATTAAAGAAGATTTGAAAGCCGCAAATTTAGTTTGATTTTGCTGCTAATCTAAACAGGTCTTTATCTGAATCAATGGATCCCATTGCTGTGCCAAAGCTGACCGTATCTTTTGCGGTTGACTTGGAAGTTGAGTACGACCCGTTTGTTGGCAAAACACCAACACAAGTGGCGGCTGCCTTGCAAGACGAGCTGGATGAGCTACTCTTTGAGGCCAGCCCTGATGTGGTTGGCGTCTGCACTTCAGTTACTTCCATTGCACACAATGAATAACCTCATTGACTGGGACCTCAAAGAACAAGAACGCCGTGTGGAGTTCATGGAGCACATGTACGCATGCTCTGGGCGCCAGGATCCAAGCCATCCCCTGTGTTCTCGGTACACCGGGCTGTGGCAGGAGTTCTGCATTAAAGAAGCTGGTTACGCTATGCGGGATCGGTGGTTTGAAATGAAAGAAGCCGTCCGACGTTTTGAGGCGGGCGAGCTGGAACCAACCTTTATCACTGAAGGTTTACAATAAACACCAAACTTTTGGAGGGCGGCCCACACTAAGTGGGTCGCTTTTTTACTTATGGACACTACCCAAGAGCCCATTGATGCCGTCAAGTCCTGGCAAGACTGGTATCGTAATCACCAGGTGGTTGCATCAATGGACGAACCCATGGCTAGTAAAGACAGCAGGGAGCAACTGCATGACACCAGCAATGCAGCTCAAGATTTGGCTGCAGCAGTAGAAGCAGAAGCTATCAAGAAAGCAACCATGTGCTTTGCTGACACCATTGCTGAGTACAGCAGTGAGCTTTCAGGGGCTGAACTTTACAAATGTTTCTTTAATGCTGTGATGGAAAACCTAAACTATGCAGATAAAGAATATAAAAAAGCAAAGCAACTAATGGATCTCTTGCGCTACGGCAAATGAAAACCAAAAAAATAAAAACCAAAAAACAGTATCCAACCTGGATCTGTGATGACTGTGGAGTGCGTTGGGGTCATTGGTACCAGCCCCAGGTTGTAGCTCCAAAGTCACACTGCGCTACTTATCACTACGGTGACTGTGATGTTTGTGGTGCTAAACATACACCCGTGACAGAGCCACGGGATTACGGTCACCTTATTAAAGGATGGGAATCAGCTCACGCGAACCTTAACGGCAGACCCAGTACGGTATAACTGACCCACGCCAACACCACCAGCAGCAGCAGCGGCATCATCAATAAAGTTGCCCAGCGTAAAAGACACTCCACTGGCTGCGGTGAAATTCCCGGATACAGTAACAGGACCTGTGAAGGTTGCACCACTCAGGCTTGCTTTTCCTGACAGAGAAGCATCGACCTGAGCTTTGGTGTAAACGTTGCCGGAAAGGGTGTTCAGGTTGCCGGAAATCGTAGCAACACTGCCAGATAACGATGCAACCTGACCGGATACAACAGCTAGATCTGCAGAGATCTGACCGGCATTGCCGGATACATTGGCAACTTGGTCGACGCGTTCTTGGATTTCTGCACGCAACGTACGGCCAACGCGATCCAGATTGCCTGGCTTAAATCCTTGATTAACAAACGATACTAGATCGGCATTGGTAGGGTTTGCCACTTCTTCTGAATCTATTCTTTATCATCAATTATAAACGGATGAGATAATAAAAGAAACTACATCTGCAAGTAATGACGTTATACAGAGATCCCGCTAATCATGAATTATTTCATGTGCAGAAGGTTCAAACATGTAGCGGTCAACCATTAGAAGTAACCACTGCAAGCGGTAGTACTGTTTATATGCAGCCAGCAACTACAGCTGGTGATGCTTTTGGACGACTCCGGGTTTCTAATCCACTAACACTGTTTGATTCCAGCCATCGTTACAGCGTTAATGGGCACTGGATCAACTCCATTGGAACCAGTGGCACCGTTACCTTTAACGCAGATCAAGGTCTTGTTGATCTCAAGATTGGTACTGTTTCTGGATCTAAGGTCTACCGCGAAACCAATCGGGTGTTTCCTTATCAACCAGGAAAATCCCTGCTAACCATAAGCACCTTTGTGCTTTCGCCAGCGCAAACTAATCTGCGGCAACGGGTTGGTTACTTCAGTACAGGTAATGGTATCTACTTCCAGCAGTCGGGTTCTACCTATTCAATTGTTGAGCGCAGTTCAGTTAGCGGCACAGTTACTGAAAACATTATTCCGCAGTCCAGTTGGAATGGTGACAAATTAAATGGTAGTGGTAAATCTGGATATACTCTGGATCCCACTGAATCTCAAATCTTCTGGAGCGATATTGAATGGCTGGGCGTTGGTACGGTTCGTACTGGTTTTGTTATTAACGGTCAATTTATTCTTTGCCATTCATTCCACCACGCCAATATCCTACCCAGCACTTACATCACTACTGCTTCTCTTCCCAAGCGGTATGAGATTGAAGCACTGGATACACTGACCTCCAGTGGCAACTTAAAACAGATTTGCTCTACCGTTATCTCAGAAGGTGGTTACGAACTGCGTGGAGATTCCAACTCTGTCTCCATGCCCATCTCATCGCCACGAGTTTGCACCAATAGTGGCACTTTTTATCCAGTGGCTGCAATGCGTTTGAAGTCCACCACACTGGATGCTGTTGTCATTCCTAATGCGCTTTCCTTAATTGGAGAAGGTAACAATGCAATATTTCACTGGAAGGTTATTAAAGGGGCCACGGTTTCTGGTGGAACCTGGACCAGTGCTGGCTCTAGCTCACCAGTAGAATACAACCTCAGCGGTGTATCCCTCAGCGGTGGTACTACCTTGACCGCTGGTTATGTTTCTGCTGATACCCAAAGCAAAAACGCACTGGAAATCGCAACCAAGTCGTTGTTTATGTACCAGCTGGAGCGGGATTCTTTTACCAGCACTCCTACTGAGTTTGTGTTGGCGGTGGCTTCTAAAACAGATGGTGATAAAGTCTGGGCCGCAATGGACTGGGAAGAAATCTCTAAATAAAAAACTGATAAACTAAAAACATCGCTTGGCAACTATGTATACCCCCGGTCCTCAAACGGTCCCTGTCGTCCAAACCCCTCCTCCTCAAGCGGTCCCTCAGCCACAGGACAAGCCCAAAGCCCCTGCTAGATCAAAGAATGGTGATGTTGGCGCATTCATCCAACAACTGATCTCCCTGAGTGCTTACGTCAAGGAACTTGAGACACAATCCCATCTCATTCACCTGAACTACGAGGGGTCGAACTTCATCGGAGTGCACGGGTTCCTTAAAGACCAATACGAGGCTCATGTGGATCAGTTCGATACGCTCGGTGAGTTTATCCGCAGCATGGACTATCTAATGCCCATGTGTGGTTGTGGATTGGCTGATGCCAGCCCTGGCCTGCAGAATGTTACCAGCTACAAGGGCACTGACATGCTTGCGGTGTACTACAAAAACCTGGAAGAGCTGGGGATGAAAGCCAAAAAACTGGAACCCATCGCACAGAAAGTCGGTGCCATTGATATTGCTAATTATCTTGCTGACCTTGTTGGTCAAGCTTTTAAAGCAGCTTGGTTCATTAAGGCAACCCTGAGGAATGGATAATGGTTGATCCTTCTTTATTCCAAGCTTATATGAATAGCAGGTCATTAAAAACACCTGCCTTTACATTTGAACCTGGTGTTGGATTTAAACCAACAGAACAAACTAATCAAATTGTTAATGCTTTAAAAACAAAAACAGGAAAAGATTTTTTTATTGAGCCGGCCAATTCTGTAATGGCTGTTGAAAGTAAACCGATGTGGGGTAGTGGTGGAGGTGTTGTATTTGATGATAATCGCTCAACTGGTTTTGTTGATCCACTTCGCGGCACTGCTCATGTTGTTGCGCATGAATCTGCACATGCTTTATTTCCTTCAAATTTAATGGAATTTAGAAGGACTAATCCATCACAATATACAACTATTGATCCGTTAAGCATTCCTAGAGATACAGGACAAAGAATGCGTTATATTCATGAAAATTTTGCTAAACCAAAACTAGAAGAAGAAGCACGCGCTCAAGGTATTGCCTATGGTTTATTAAATACTCTCAATATTCCTTCCGAAGAAACTTGGCAA